CACTACACTCTCAATACCACTGAGCACTCCGGGCACACCCACGTGTTTGTTACTCCTGAACACTCAGGAACAAGTGGTTCCGTTGTAAACCAAGCATCCTCAACTGGGCCGTCAACCGGTGACACAGGTTCAACTGGTGGTTCAACCCCAATAACCCATGTGCAACCAAACATCAGTATGCGCTGGTTTATAAGAGCAAAATGACAGAAAAACTGCCTAAGCCATCTGGCACTGCCGACCAGATCAAGTTAAGGAAGGTAACCGCTGCTACGTCTATGCGTATAGAGCAGCCTGCGTTAAACCAACCTACACAAAAAACCGTCCCAGGCAAGGACTCAGCAGACACTCCGTCATAAGGTAAACTTATACCATGGCAACATTAACAGACATTGAGAATATCGCAAGAACCTACCTCAGGGATTTCCCTAAGTTCTTTCAAACATCTTTTGATGTTGTCGGAAGAACCTATGATTTAAGCCATATCAATGTCGATTCAGAATCCTTATGGGTTGCCGTCTACACCACTGGATCTGGGTCTGCTTCTGCATTAAGTGCCTCTCAGTACTCTCTTGATGAGCGCAACGGAATACTGCGTTTAGCTAACACATATGCGTCAGGGACAAAAGTGCTGGTAGAAGGCTATTACTACGAGTGGGTTACGCCCACTGACATTACTTCTGAGTCAGTTCATATACCAGCAAGCCAGAGATTTAGAATGGTACAAGGTCTTCTAGCTCAGTGGGAAAAGGAATACGAACGACACGCAGCAAACCTAAACATTGGTTTTGACCGTCTTGAAGTTATGAACTTGCGAAGAGTGTCTAGAACAACCAACAGGCTTGTCCCCTTGTACAAGCAGAAAGAGCTTGGCGACTTCTCCCCGATGGAACGACTATGGCCAGAAATTGACGATGGTATTGTTACCCCTGAGACTAAGGGTGACCGCCTTCGTGAAGATGTTTACATTGATACAACCCCGCCGTCAGGCGCTACTACTAACGCTTTCTACTGATGAATCTTCATACCGAACTTTCGTTAATAAATAAACACTTTAACAAACGCCACAAGGAGTCTGGGGAAGAGTTTATTGTCTGGTACGAGTTTGTTCCTCTAGGAACCTCTGCAACACTAAACAGTGTTTATGATGACGTGTACGATGAGTCACCATCAGGTTTAGGTGGCCGTAAATACAAGCCTGGTGTTGTCTTGCCGGTGCTCCTAGTCTCAGAGGCTGAGGATCAGCGTAGAGCTATTCCTGAGGGCCGGTTAACTCTAGAGACTATTGACGCTTTTATACCCATAAAAGCTATGCGAGATGCTGGTCTATCAAATGTCTGGGAATACAGAGAGCATCTAAATGATGTGTTTTCCTACGACGGTAGATTCTACTCAGTCTTTGATTACCGGGTTAGAGGTCGTCTAAAAGAGGAAGTGTTTGTGCTCTTACAAGGGCAAGAATTATACGTTGACCAGGAGTTTGTCAACGACGACACATTCCCAACACTTAGCAGTAACAACCTTCCATGGCCTACATCCTTACCTCAAATAGGGTAAAATTAAGATAGTTATGGCGAGCGCCATAGCATCCAACGCCTAGAACTGTAAGGAGACCCAATGATTGGGAATTCTAAATCTGTGTCTTCTGATTTCAGTTCTGACGCTCAAGTATCTAAACCAAAGCCCAGAATGCCGTGGGCTGTTCATAGTTTTATTTCTAAACTAGGCGAATTCCATAATGCTGTGGATAGAGCCGTTGCCGAGTATCAGAAGGAAGTACGCCAAGATGCTTCTGCCGACTGGGGTGACGTAGCCAACACAATAATTGTTGAATTTGATAAAGAAAAAATGATGGTTAGTATCTACTCGCCCCACCCTGACGCAACATTGTTGGAGTACGGTACACCAGAACTACCACCAGCACCTGTTATACGTATGGCTTCTATCCGGGCTCAGGAAAAGTTAGTTCCACTAATTAAAGAAGAACTTTCTAAATTAGGGTCAGCCGAGCAGTTCAGGTGTTCTTTAGATACCCAGAGGGCGAAACCGAAAAGGCATACCCTTTTATAACTGTTGAAATGGTGGGCATGTCTCATGACACCCGTAGACAGCTATCTGAAACGACGATGTATTACAGCAATAGTGCTTCGGCATCAAGTAAGCCTAATTACATTAATTATTATCCATCAGAACTGACCGAATCTGAGATGTCTTCTATGGTTACTAACTCTAATGTTTTAGCTGTACACTCGTTTATACCAGTTAACCTGGTATACCAAATAACTACTCACACCAGAAGTGCTCTACACGACAGACAACTTTCAAGTAAAATACTACGCAGAGTAGTGCCCTTTAGGCAGGGCTTTATAGAAATACCTGAAGATGGTACTATTAGAAGGTTTGATTTACTGTCGTGGTCTACCGCAGACCTTTTGGACAGAGAATCTGGTTATAGAAAACGCATATTTAGAAAGATGTTTACAATTCAAATGAACGCTGAGATAGCTGCAACAGACCTGACATCTGTCAAGAAGGTAGCATCTGTAGTTGGTAATATATATGATAACGATACGGCAATTCACACCCTAACACCCCAAATTTCAGAGGAGTTTTAAATGCCTGAATATAAGAATCCAGGAGTATACGTATCCGAATCGGCATTCTTGCCGAAGGTTCGTAGAGGAGTAACCTCAAGATCAGCAGCTGCTTTCTTTGGTGAAGCATCGCGAGGACCCTCAGCCGCAACCCTAGTACAGTCATGGTCTGAGTACAAGACACTCTATGGTGATCTTTCACAAACCTCTGACCTTGGATTTGGTGTTTACCATTACTTTGCAAACGGTGGTAGAGACGCATGGATCACCAGAGTTATCGGTAGCACTGCTGTAACAGCAACAGCTACAGTTGCTTACTACCCCAATGGTTCTGGTCAAGCATCCGCCACCTTGTTTACTGCTTCTGCAAAGAGTAAGGGTGCCTGGGGTAACAGCCTTACCCTAGAGTTTTCAAACGGAAACACCGCCGCCTCGTCAACGGTTATGCCTACCTTTAACTTGGTAATCAAGCTGAGCGGAGAAGAAGTAGAACGATGGAACGACTTGTCTCCAGACATTGCCAGTAGCCGGTATTTTGTTACTATCCTTAATAACTACTCAAGCTACATCACAAGTGTTGCTGCCGGTGCAGGAATTGTAGCCAACTCTAGCTGGGTGTATAACTCAGTAGCAACCACATTTACAAGTGGTTCAAACGGAAGCGCAGTGCAGGACTCAGACTACGTGACGGCCCTTAGTCAGCTAGATTCAGTAGAAGGTGTGTTGCTACTTAACGCCGTTAATAAAACTTCAGCAACTGTTATTAACCAGTTTCTTGCAAAGGCAGAATCACGAGGAAACTCCTTTGTAATTATCGACCCAGACATGACCGCTGTTGATGTATCCACCATTGGTGGTTCAGTAGTAGGAAGCTACACTAGTTCAAACTACGGGGCTGTGTACTACCCGCATCTAACCATGGTTGACCCATCCAAGACTGGGCCAGGAGCAGTTAGAGCCACTGCACCAGGTGGTGCAATCGCTGGAGTATATGTTCGCACCGAGATTGAACGCAACGTTGCTAAGAGCCCAGCTGGCTACAACGTTACTGTTCGTAACTCACTGGGTCTTGGTACTTCATTTACCGAAGCTCAAACAGGTACGCTCTACTCAACATACAACGTTAACGTGTTGAAGGCTGTTCCTGGTGGTGGGATCATTATCAACGGAGCCCGCACTCTAGACAAATCAGCTCCTGGTAAGTTCATCTCTGCACGTAGAACCCTAAACTACTTGAAGCAAGTGCTTAAAGAAGGCACTGAGTCTGCTGTGTTTGAGCCAAACGACGCTCGACTTTGGGACCAACTCACTGGATCTGTCTCCGCACTACTTGGAGAGTTCTGGCGCCAAGGTGGTCTTAAGGGCAAGAATGCCTCAGAGGCTTACTACGTAATTTGTGATGAGTCAAACAACACGGCTGTAACCGTTGATAATGGTGAAGTACATATCGAGGTTGGTGTTGCTCTGCAGTATCCAGCCGAATTTGTGGTAATAAACCTGTCCCAATGGACCGGTGGTTCAAACGCAACAGAGACACTCTGATAAGGAGAGATGATTAAATGGCACGTTCAGCGAGCACAGATCCGGTAAGGAACTTTAAGTTCCAAGTCCAAATTCAACCAACTAGTAACACACGACTTGCTACTGTCCTTAGCGGCATTGGAGATCTCGGGTTTGCTGCTATGACTGGTGTTTCAGTCCAGCACCAAATGGTTGGTTACCGTGAGGGTGGTATGAACACCCACACCCATAAGCTAGTCGGACAATCCGACTTTGGACCAGTAACATTCAGTCGTGGTGTAATTGCTGAGCAAAGCCACCTCTGGAAGTGGTCTGAGTTTATCCACTCTTGGAACCAGGCCGCTGGTAACTCGGGTTCAGACTCAACTGTTGCCAACGGTAATGACTACCGGTGTCACATTCTAGTGCGGGTTTTTGACCACCCACACTCAGTAGGAAACTACCAGGAATCTGGCGTTGTTTCTTCAGCAGCAACCAACCTTGGTAAAGCTCGGCTTGGAATTAAGCTGTTCAACTGCTGGCCAGGAGCCTACACACTAAGTGATCTCTCAGCTGGTGACTCAGGCATCGTTGTACAACAATTGACTGTTCACCACGAGGGATTTAAACTTGCATGGACAGAGACTGATATTACTGCTCTAGCAAGCGTTAACTGATTTAACTAAATAAGGAGAACAAATTGGAAAAGTCAATAGAAGTTGAGTCGTTAGACCACGCGTTTAAAGACCCCGCTCCATCAATAGCCACACCAGAGACAGTTATCGTTGAACTTCATAGGGGTTTGCTAAACCCAAACACCGGGCAATGGCAAACAACGGCAGAGGTGCGCGAGCTAACTGGCAAGGATGAGGAGTTCTTAGCTTCTCTTGAAAGCAACAAAACTATAACGTACGCAATGTACGTCAATCAGTTGGTCAGTAGAGCTACTGTGAGAATTGGTGACACCTTGATCCAAGGCCACAAGGCGTTGATTGAAGACCTAATTACCGGCGACAGAGACACCCTTTTGTTGGGGATTATCAAAGCCACCTATGGTCCTGAGCGTACATTTAACTACCCGTGTAACGCTTGTAGAACACCAAACTCGATAACTATCGAACTTGATAAAGACTTCCCAATTCAAGAATCCGAAGAGAATTTAAGAGAGCCATTTGAAGTAACATTCAAAAATGGCACCAAGGTAAAGTTTAAGTACCCAGTTGGCTCCGACAACATTGCTATGGGCAAAGCTGAAACTACAGCTCAACAGAGTACAATTTTAATTTCTCGTTGTGTTGTTTGGCCGGAGCACAGAGATTCTCTGTACAACGAAGAGTGGGCCAAGAACCTATCTATGAACGATAGAAACCTAGTATTAAGAGCCCTCCTTTCACCAAAGGTTGGGCCTAAGCTTGGGGAGGTGAATACCCAGTGCGCACATTGTGGCGCTGATATAAACATCAATATCGACTGGGTATCCCTTCTACTCGCCTAATCTAAAAAGTATATACTGGGAATACGAAGGCGTGGCCTCTGTCTACAAAGGGTTTAGTTTAAACGACATACGGGACATGAGTGTCCGACAAAGAGATTTTTGGTTTCGTATGGCTAAGTGGCGACTAACGGATGGAGGTGGTGGTTAATGGCAAATGATGATGAAATCCAGAAAATGGTTTCAAAAGAAACTCAGTCTATGGCTAAGGCTGAAGTTGGCATTAACGCTGACACCACTGATTTACGGAACATCACAGAGGCCCTTAAAAAAGCGTCTGAGGAAGGTAAACGCCTAGCGACAAGCCTTGGTCAGGCTGTAAAAGCCATGCGACAACTAAAGGAGATGGGCCTCGTACAAGTGTACGACCAATCCGCGCATTGGAGTGGAGGTCAAGGTGGAGGTGGGGGAGGTGCTGCTGGTGGTGGGCAGCTAAGCGTCGGCAGCACCCCAGTAGCGGGCTCTAAACCCAGTCACCCAGCACCTATAACACCAGCACCAAACGCTGTTGCTGCCGCAGGAGGAGCACCACCTGGAGTTGCTGGACTACAGGGAGTACCAGGATCATTTTTTAGAGGAGCTAATCCTGGAACATTTGCAGGCGTTCCGGGAGTACTCGGTTCCGGTGGAAGTGGAGCAATAGGTGGATCGGCTCAGTTAGGAGCCGGTGGTTTTGGTGCAGGAAACATAGCATCAATAATTGGAAGTCTTGGTTCACAAATTGTTAGTGCAATTGACAAGCGTGTTGATGCTGGTAGAGGATACTCACTAGCCGCAGATAAAAGCACACTAGTGATGCAACAGCTCACAGGCATGAGCCAAACCGGAGTAATGAATAACCTAAGAATGCCATTAACCCAGTATAAGCTTGGAGTTAATGGTATTAACGAAATGATGGATCTACAGGCAAGAACTGGTATAAGTGCCGCAGGTCAGGCCCGAAGCGTTGAAATGATGAGAACTCTTAGTGGGTTTACCATGGACGCTGCTGGGGCTACTGGAATTATTGAAAGTATGGCTGACCCAGAAACAGTGAACAAGATGTTCATGATGACTGGTATGAGCTTAATTGGGCCTGGTGGTAAACAAAGATCAGCTCAATCTTTGATTGAAAGTATGGCTAAGAGAGCTGGACTAATGGACCCCAAGCTTGCCGCATCGGCTATGGCTCCAGGTTCTGTATCTCGTGCAACACTATCTCAAATGGGTGTTACTGGCGACATGCAGGAACAGGTTCTTAGATTTGCACAATCAAACGCAGCGTTTCGTAAGCGCGGTGGAAAAGGCACGTACGATCCAACAAATGAAGAAGATCGCAAGCTTATGGGTATCGATGACACATTTGCTATGGAAGCTGAGGAAACTCAGCGTCGTCGTGGAAAGCGCGAAGAGCAGTTTTATAGGGACCAGGCAGATGCGTACGCAAAATTAGAACGGCAGACACAACGCCTTACCGACGTGATGGCTAAGTTTGAGCATGCAATGGAAGGCATAATTGGCGCAAGAACCGGTGGAAGAGTTGGTCAAAAGATTCTTGGTGGTATGGCAGGAGCTGCTGGAATCGGAATGTTGGGGTTAGGTGTCGCTACCGGTGGAATTGGGTTGTTGGCTGGTGGAGCCATTCTCGGTGGTTTAGGCAAAATACTAGGCGACCCAAATACCAGTGATGATTTTGCGTCCTCAATATGGACCCCACGTAGTTCTAGTACACCAGTTACTGGGAGTAGCATGGCTACTGTACCAGCTGGTACACCTGCTGGTCCACCTCCTGCTCCTCCCCCACCAGCCATAATAGTACCACCTCCAGTAGAGGTTTGGTCTCCTGGCCAATTTGATCAATTTAAAACCGGCCTTAAAGCTACGTATACTGATAGTTTTCTCCAAACTCAATACAGTGGTAATCCTGAGTACACAATTAAAAACACTGGTGAATTTAACGAACTGAACGGAGCACTAAGAAAAGCCATAAACAGCATGGCAGACAGAGCAATGGCAGAGGCTGGACTAGACATTAACCTAGTCAGTGGTAGACGATCTACTGATGAACAAGTAAAACTTTTCTTAGAGCGGTATCAAGTAGCGCCTAACGGTGTAAAAGAGTACAGAAATGGAGATTCAACCTGGTTTCAGGTGAGGGGGAAGAGCACCACTTACAGCTTGCTTGGACAAAAGACATGTCACTAAGTAAGTTCTTGGGCACCACCGGTTTAAGTATGGAGCAAGCAAATACTAATACCCATGTAGCCATGGGTGGAAACTCCCGTTATACAAATTCATTTAGACCTGGTTTTGGTGTTGACATTAATAAATTTTCAGAGGCGCTCCTTAGAAGGTGGGGTTACACCATAACCCCTGAAAAAATCATGTTACTTAGATCATGGTCCGACAAAGAAGGTACTGGTGGATCATACAACCCAATGAACGTAGTCTCTGGCAACAACCGTGTTGATCCGGCTACAGGATACGAACGAGCCGAAACAAACTACAACGTTAACGGTGGTGGCTTGTTCCCTGTGCAAAACTTTGACAGCTTTTCACAAGGTGTTGAATACACCGCGCTGCACCTAGGTACAAACAACTCCGCATTAATGAGCGTTTTGTCAAAACCCAACCCAACGGTTGACGAAATAAGAGGAGTACTATCCGCAGTTGGTAGAAAAACAATGCTAGGAATATTCAATGGTTACGTTGAAAAATCACAAGCTTCTGGATATGATATAAACGCTGCGTTTAACATGACCGGAACATCTGGAGTTCAAAAGATGATATCTGGTATGGACGTTGGTAAAAAAATGGCTGGATTTGCCGGTGATCCTCAGATGCCAGGTAGTGGTTCAACTTCTCCAGTATCACTTCCAAGTATTATGCCGGTGTCCCAATCGTCTGGAACTTCTTCAGTTGTTCATCAAGGGAGTACAGTTACTATATCACCAGTAATAAACTTGCAGACAACTGGTACTGCAGGGAATATAAGTGAGTATGATTTAAGATTAATGGCAAAGAGGATTGCAAAGTTAATCGAACAAGAAACAAACCTTGATAAGATCAGGAGAGCGTAAGTATGTCTTATAAGACAAGCAGGGACTCACTATTTCAGCAACTACCCCCCGGTGTTAGGCAGGGTGAGGTAACCAACGATCTAACCGTTGAAAACCAACCATTTTCGTATCCAACAAATATTGCTAGAGTTTCTGATTTTAGTGGACTTGGGCAAGGCTCCCTATCTAACGCCAATAACCAAAGTGTTACGCTAACGCGTGGGTTTATGAGAAACCTAATGACAGACCTAGGAGAAAACCAACCAAAATTCCCAGATGTTAGGTGTTTCTTTCAGTTTAACCCTCAAGACATTGAACATGTCATTGAAGCTAGAAAAGACATGTATTTGCCTATTCTTCAAGATCCAAACCAGCTACGCCAACCAATGGCTGGCAATGCAATGTTCAACTTTGAGCTAATTTTTGACAGAACAATGGAAGTTAACTCAGCCGTGTACAGCACTGTTTCTCAGGGTGGAGAACCAATTCCTAACACTAAGTCTCCAGGAACCGTGGGGGTGTTTCATGATTTACGTGTTCTGTATTCAATCATAGGTCAAGGTTTAAGTGAAGAGTTGCTTGAAGCACAGCAGGCAAAACTAAAGAATGACGTTAGACAATTTGCTATAAAAAACTACAACTCTTTAAACCTGCAATACAACTCAGAGACTACCGAGTTTAAGGCAAACCAAACTCTATTAGACCCGTCAGAAGACACCTATGGTGACGACCCCAATGCGGCAGCAACGGCCAACTTCTTAAATAGCATTGTGTCTAACCCCGAATCGTCATCTATAAATACATTCATGGCAGACTTCAACGTAGGGAACTCAGCTTTCTTAATTCCTCAACCATGTCGTGTTGTATTTTCACCAGTGTTTATGGTTGATGGATTTGTTATGGGTACAAAAGTTTTGTTTACTAAATTTAGTACAAAAATGATCCCTACTCAGTGTAAAGTTTACATAACTATGCAAGCTACTTATCTTGGATTTGCTAGAGCAAAAACATTTATAACTGAGCAACTTGATGAAACTGCAAGACAAAACACAGAAAACGATAGAATTGCTGTGAGTGAGTTAGGGTCTGTTGGGTTTGAGCTGTCTGGAGCTGTTTCCGACATTACGGTTGGGTTCTCCAGTGACCCTAGAGTAATAACCAAACCTGGCGATTCCGCACAGGGTCAGTACTCTACTGAGATTTATGATTCTATATTAAATGACATTCCAACTACAGTTGGATACGCTTACCAACCTTTTTGGTTATACGCTACCAAGGGGTTTTGGTACACTCGTCCATCGATTCCAAACTACGCTGGAGCACCAATTGGAACTGGTTCCAAATCAAATATCGCCGTTGATGGTGGTAGTGAGGATTACGACCCACTATATATGCTTCAAAGCCCATTAACAGACAGAACACCACACTTTCAACCACAGTTGTCTGTGCGAATTTCTCCTAGCGAAGAAAGCAAAAAAAGAATAAAAGAAGATGTGTTTGAAAAACTGCAGTCATCTAACCCAAAACTTACTTTTGAAGTAAAAGCACACATATTTGGCCCGTTTGCAACGCAAAACGATGCAGACACATTTAACGCAACCAAGATTGGAAAAACCCCTTTCTCTACTTTATCTACTGCTGTTACAGGCTCTGGTCTGTACGTTGGTAAGTATTCTGTTCGTAAGGAAATTGCCACAGCAGATAAGTGGGATGACTACGCTAAAGATCCGCAAAACTGGACTATGGACATGAAGGCCACCAATGATGACTCAAACAGTCTAAATACTGCTCCTGACCCAATAACCCCCAGTACTAAAAATGCCCAAAATAAATCTGTAGCAGATGAAGCAGACGCCAGAGTTGCAGCAGCTTATTCTGGCGCGTTGATCGACTTTCCTAGTAAAACACCTGAAATAAACACAGCTATAGAAAACACACAAAGGCTTTATTACGACGGGCTATCATCAAAAGTTGAAAAAATTAATCCAGACTGGAGCGGTCCGGATATAAACTTTAGAGGGTTAGTTGGAATGCCACAAGAGGTATATCAAATAACAGTAGAGAATGGTGGAGATAGATTAGACTCTCTACTACAGTTAGTAGACAATGTACACGGACTAAGCTCCAAGTATTTCTCTATAGTAGTTGATGCAGTAATTGTGTATGAAATTGAAACGGCAGCTGGTGTATATAAGAAGGCTTCTCCAGGAGGGGTTAGAAGCACCGCTGTTAAATTAGGTAGTGACTTTGGTTTTACAACTTCATTGAACTTGGGATGGGGGTCGTTGGCTGTTCTGCCAATTTAAACTATGAAGACAAAATACTTTTCTACTGATAGATACTCTTTAGACAGTTCTGGTCAAACTGCTTCAAGAACTAGGTTTGTTGCAAGTGGGTACTCTGTGTACACATCAGTCACCGGAGATACCTTTATGTCCTTAAGTATCAGATTTTTAGGGGATCAATCTCGTTATTGGGAAATCGCAGACATTAATCCTCAAGTTGAATGGCCCGATAGAATACCAATTGGTACAACACTTAGGATTCCAATATGATTGGCCCTTCTATAAACAAGTTTTCTGCAAGCTGCAGATTCCAAATACACGGAGTACCATTAGACCACACGACTATTATTGAATACGAACTTTCGTTGTCCGAGAACAAACACGACTTATTAATCGTAACTATGGCTGGCGTTCCAGCAGCCGCAGTAACTGATTACATAGGAGTACCCGTAACTTTTTCCCTTGGAGAGGGTGTGGGGACATCACAACAGTTTGTTGGGTATGTTTCGTATGTTGAACCAATGCATAACGCAAAAGACGGGCTGATCAACAAAAGCCCAATACAGCTAGCAAAGGTGTACTGCATTGGGGCATCAATGGTCATGAAAGAAGTAAGATCAAAAGTATGGGAAACCCCTACACTTACAGAGATCGTTACTTTTATATCAGACACTCATGGATTTAGCGTTGATTACCCTAAGGACTCCTATAAGCCTGTCCGTCTAGTTCAGTCAAACGAAAGCGACTGGTCGTTTTTAAATAGAGTCTGCAAGAAGTTTGGTTTGTCATTTTCTCTACACGGAACACACCTTCATCTGTGGGACAGAAACAAATTTACTGGCAGAGCATCGTCTTACCATAGAGCTTTAACTAGCAATAGGACTCAAGAAAACAGGCCATTCTATGTGCTTAATTTTGAAGCAACCCTAGGAAAGATCTCGTCTTCGGGAGACCGCAGTCGAAATGTGGTTACTGTTTTGGATTCACAAAATAACATACATGTAGTAGTAGACGAAACCTCTGAGTACTTTCCCGGATCGACTGATTCGCCTAAGTTATTTAAAAAACCTCTTACGCTATCTCTGAACTCTTTAGAAGAGGGTGTTAGAACTATAGATTCATACGACAAGTACAACTCAATTTACAATGCAAAACTTAACGTAATGTATGGCGGAGGAGCTGTGCCTGGTGGCATACTTTATCTTGATGGGTTTGACTCAAAGTTCGATGGGTTCTGGTATATATCTGACGTAACTCATTTTGTTAAATCAGAGAACTATGTAACAGAGTTAATCCTGGCAAAATCAGATGAGTTTAACCAGGTTGTTGATACTTCCAATGTCACTACATTTCAAATACCACCGGAGTACAAGATGAGTTTTAATGAAGAATGGATTGCTAGCACAGCTAGGGTGTTGGAATATGCCTAGCTCAGATATAACACTGCACAGGGCCCTTGTGGTTAGGGTATCTGGGGATGAAGTATACGTAAAGATCCCAAGCGTACTTGGGGCAAATGAGTCAATAGCGTTACACACCCCCAAGACCCCGGCAGTTAGCTGGCCCCCTGTTGATGGTAACCAGTTAATTGTTGCAGTTGAAGGTGAGAACTTTAATAAAGTTTACGCTATAGCAAATATTGACACTGGTATATAGTTTGGAGTAACCATGAAGTCTATAAAGATACCGTTTTCGTTCGTAGGTGGGAAGATAAACTCCACAACGGACGAGGGTACTATCGCCAACCAAAAAATAGAGGCTGTGTTAACCACAATGCGTGGAGAACGTATTTTAAACCAAACGTTCGGCAGCGACATGAAACTACTTGTAAATGATACACCTAATGAAATTATTTTAGCTGATGCTAAAATAGAAGCTATATATGACTTAAAGGGTCAGGTGTCGGGTGCTCAAATAATTGATATGAATTTTGACCTTGATTCACTGACTAGCGATGACCCAACTTTAAATGTATATGTTACATACAAACTACCACTAGGAAACTATAGGACTGGGAGAGTTAAACTGGCTGTTCCTGGGTTAATTACAGAAGATACGATTGTGTAGGTAACTAATGACATCTGACCAAACATTTAATTACGCAAGTAGGACCTACGGTACTATCCGCCAGGACTTACTTGCTAGAGCTTCTACAGTAGCCCCAGAATGGACTGACAGAGACGCGTCTGATTTTGGTATGTTATTTGTAGACCTATGGTCGTATATCGGGGACATAGTTCACTATTACATTGACCGCACCGGTAGGGAATCCTTTATCTCCACAGCAACACAAAGAGAGAGCTTGTTGGCCTATGCCAACATGTTTGGGTACAAGCCAAGCGGTCGTGAATCTGCAAGAGGTTCTGTATATATAGCAAACTCTTCCAGTGCTTCTGCGTATACGCTACCTATTAACTCTCAACTTCGCGCAAACTTTGACAATGTTAACTACAATTTTTACACCACAAACGCTATAACCATAGCCCCAGGAACGGTAGAAGAAGTTGAAGTCGTTGAAGGAAAGCTAGTCACCAACGACGTATTAACTACCTCATCCTCCGGTTCTCCCAACCAGTCGTACATCCTAACTACTACTGATCCAGCGATATCTTCAATAGAGATAACCGTAACAGAAGACGGTGTAGATGTCCCATACCTACAGTACGCTGACATATCAGACATGTCTAGTGGGTCTAGAGGGTTTATAGTTAAACTAACGTCCGCTGGAACAGTTCAGGTTAGTTTTGGTAACCGTATTAACGGGTTTGTTCCACCAGCTGGATCTAAGATAACAGCTTCCTACACTAGAAGCTCCGGGGTTAATGGCAACTTAGGAGCTAACCTAATTTCTTCTTTTGTGGAAAACCACCCAAGTTACATTACGATCTCATCATCGACAGCTACCACCAGCGGTACAAACGGTGAGACTGCGGAAAGCTTAAAGTCAAATATCATTTCATCAATACGCACACAGGATAGAGCTGTGACCCTACAGGACTACGCGGACATTGCTAAAACGGTTTCTGGGGTATACAAAGCTATCTCTTCGTATACACCATCTGCCCTGGGCAGCTCAGCTGGGGCATCGGTAACAATCTACGCACTACCGTTTGTCAGTGACTTCCTGACTACCACTAGCTATTCAATAACCGTTCCAACAACTTTAAAAAATGACGTTATAGAAAAGTTGACCCCAAGAAGTATGATTGGCGTAACACCCGTAGCAGCTAGTACTGTGACTTTAAGACGATTAGACATAACTGCGTCTATACAAGTTTCCGAAGGGTTCGTTAGTAGCTGGGTCGAAGCAAATGTTAGAAACGCCATTGATGGGCTATTTACATTTGATAATGCAGACTTTGGAAAAGAGATTCGTAGGGGAGAGGTATACAAATTGTTGATGAATCTTACAGGGGTTGACTACATCGAAATATCTGACTTTTCGATAGAAGATGGTTCTAATACAGTAAACGCAGTGCTTGACCCTACACATATTCTCAGAAAGGGCAATATAACATTGACGTTTGCTGGAGGGATGGGTAGCTAACTAATGGCCCGCAAATCTTTCGTAGTACGCAGCTCTGCACCAAGTGGTGGTTCTTATCTACAGTATTATCCAGGTGGTGTTGGGGCATCACTGGGGTCTGCTAGCGCTACGGGTTCTGCTTCAGCAGCGTACATACGTGGTGACGGAGTTCAAGCTAGACCAACACTTGGTACAGCTGTACCTGTTGGTAATGTTCTTTATAACGCAGCGTACTTTGAAGCAGTGGCGTCTAGCTACCAAGAAACCACTCTTACATGGGATCTTACCTTGTACGACACAGACCCATCAAACCCAGGTTTGGTAAAACCGTATTCGGTTTTAATTGTGTACTCTAATTATGGGTGCCCAGATACTATCTCAGAGGGATTTGTTCTAGTTGAAACTAGAGATTCAAAAAAGCATGTGCATACACCAGTATTAGGTAGCTGGGCGTACTACTCAATGTTCATTAGGTACCGCTCACACGATGGTGATGACTACTACGAAATCGTGTCAAAGATCCCAGTGCTGCTACCGGTTGACCAAGATTCTTTGGAAGATCTTTACTCAAAAATTCCTGAGCACTATCGAGCCTTGGATGAGAATAGTTCTGGGGATCTTCGTAAGTTCCTGTCTATATTTAGTTGGGACTTAGACAAAATAAAGTCAACACTTAGACATTCCCTATCGATGCGCGACCCGTTAGTAGCGGATGAAGAATTACTAAACTATGTCGCTCAGGATCTAGGAGTTACCCTACAAACTAATGACGTTGGATCTCAGAGACTTAGAGACTACTTAGTTAACTTCTCTAGACTAAAGAAGAGAGCGGGGTCTAAGTCTTCGATAGAAGCACACCTAGAAGCTCTGTGTGGGGCTGACGTTGAGATAAACGATACCTTAAAGACTATAAGTGTTTACCCGCAAAGAGTTAACCTTCTCTATGATCCAGCATTTGTAAATGGGGTTGCGTCGGGTATCGATGGTGGTGAGCCCACTGTTAGTAACAGCGCAATCTCGTATGATTCTGGTGTATTAGGTGAAGCCCAAACTATTTTTTATGACGGTGGAGACACGCCCACAACTACTCTGAGTTCGGGAACAGCCACGACAGAGCGATGGGTAAGCTTTCCAGACCCTACCAATGCCCTCTACTCTTATTTAGAGACAGCTTCTACCGCTTCTCCGGGAAGCCCCAAGTACGTAAAAGTAACAGGTGGGGACATCCTATACTTCTCAATCTCAGTACCAACAGAAAGCGACGTTGCTGACTACGTAGAAGATTCTATTCAGTCAGTATCGTTCTACTACGCTGGAGGAGCATCAGGTGGGTCAGCCAACTTGATAACCACAGACATCACTGCTCAAGAGTATGCTGGGAAGAAGTACTGGAGATTAGAAGTTCCAAGCAGTGTTACTACCTACACAAACGCAGTTCTTAGTATTAAGTTTGCAAACAGCGTTGGTAGCTTTTCCATATCATACGCTGACTTTAAATACGCCCTTCTTGAAAGAAACACAATTGGTGAATACTTTGATGGTAACACCGTACGGGGCGGATGGTTGATTGGTTCTACTGGGTCGATATCTGACTACAGGTGGAAGGGCACCCCAAATGATTCTCAGTCAGTATTCTCGTCAAACTGGGCAAAAACACAGAACGTTATAGACAGACTTCTGCAGTATATTATTCCTGTTACAGAGTCCATATCGTCTGGAACACTGTATAGTAACGGGTACTATAAGACTACCGGTGGTTCTATAACAAAACTACCAACTTACAAGTACACTTTTACATACGACAAAATACCGGGAGAATAAGATGGAGCTACTCATAGCTAGTTTAGCTGTGTACAAGATATTGCAGTTTATTGATTCTCTGCTTCCCAAAGAGGCAATGCCATGGGTGAAGCTCCTAGCCTCTCTAGTGCTTTCATACGGTGTATGTGTGGTTATGAAGGTAGAGAATATTTTTGTAAGTGGTGCTGCAGTAGCTGCCATATCTGGTACAGTTCACTCAGTTCTCCGATTACTAACGCTTCTTGGAGACTCCGCTTACAGAAAAAACATTAGATAGGAGCTAACTTGAGTAAGAGTTCGACTTACGGGATTCTAGGAACGTCAGATGTGCCTAGAGAAGTCATTGTGGCGTCACTGTCCGATAGTGGTAACGCACAGTACATCATTCCTTGGTACGGCACCAAAAAGATATCACCAGCTCTTGAGTATGTGTATGACTGGCTCATTGACAATGAGATCAACTACCAAGTAGTTGAGTCTACGGAAGGACGCCCATTACCAAATGCAATTAAAAAGCTGGCCACGGAAGTAACCCAAGCCGATGCAGTAGACATAGAGATCATGATGTGCCTCAAAAAGCATGAGGACAGCGCTGCGTTGATCATGTGGGATGAGGAGAACCCTCAGAGATCATTGTTCCTTGCCTCAACAGCAATTAGCATGGGCATCCAATCATTGGAGCTTACAAACGGGTTGGTTCCCATCATTGTTGAGGACTCTGACTTGATTGTGTCTTCAAACAACGACGACACATCAAAAATGCAGATTGTTGCAAAGAGCAATGCAGAAGCGCACATTGACACTCTTCTAGATCTAGACACGAGCAGCTTTGACAGAGAAACTTTAGAAGTGATGCCAGCAGTGTCGGTTAAGCGTATGGCAGCAAATGCTGGGTTTGATGTGAAGACTAAGGAAGAAGCCATCAACGCCCTAACAGGTGGTGTTGCTGAGGAACCAAAATCAAAGTTTGATGTTGGCACGGTTCTACTGATGTTCAACGATGGTACAGAACTTGGGTTCTCGATGAATAAGGATCTTCTACAGAAGATCATGGATGTAGTCTTAGAGTATCAATCAAACTTGTAAGAGTTTCTGACACAAAGAGAAAAGCCCCAGGAAAATCCTGGGGCTATTTCTTGTACCTACAACTGTAGGTAACTAGTGAGTTCACTTCTTCTTGGGAGCTGCCTTCTTGGCAGGTGCTGACTTCTTGCCCTTGGCGGGACCCTTGCCATAGCCGGGGTCCTTCTTGTCCTTAAGGCCACATCCACATGATGCACACATACTAGTTACCTCCCTTCCGGTACTTGCTTGTCTTCTTTGCAATCTTATCGGGTTGTTTCACAAATTGCTTGCCTTCGGCATTACCTTTTGCTTTTGCCCGATTGGTGGCAGCTTTTTCTGATGGGGATAGAGAGTCCCATGCCTTGTCTGGTAGGTAGCGCTTCTTGCCTTTGGATTCGGAGCCGTCAGAGGTGCGCCATTTCTCATTAGTCCACTTATCAAGATCCTTTTGCGGCTTAGCTTTAGCCATGGTCAGTCCTTGTACCCGCCGCCAGCTTCCTTGTAGCGCTTAGCCAGAAGCTGGGCTTTGCGGGCAGACCACTCACCTGGGTCGCCGCCCTTGGTGCCAGCTTTGATTTCATTGAACAGGCGCTTGCGCAGAGCAGGCTTGGTGTAGTTACCAGCCTCATTGACCTTTGATTCGGCCTTCTTTTTAGCAGCCATCAGCAATCCCACTTACGAAGTGACTTGTTGATGCGTGAGTCGGGGTCGTTTGCGGTCTTCTTTGAAGTGTTCTTTTTCTTCATACCCTCCATGCGGGCACAGAAAGACTCACGACGAGCAGCATCCTTCTTGGACCTTGCTGCGCCTTCTTTGGACACGGGGGGCTTTAAGTTATGACCCTCTTTCTTTGCAGAAGCACGACCCTTAGCGTTTAGCCCGCCCTCGGGATCTTTACCTTCTTTACGTTGCCATGCTGGACTTTTTGCCATAAATACCTCACTTAGTCGAGGCGCGGAGTTGCCACGCCCATTTTTGGTGCATATCAATACGACCGGAAATAAAATCAGCTATGCCCTGCTGGTCTGCTTTGGTAGCCTTTTTAAAAACATCGTTTAGAGTTTTAATGACTGACTCATTTGCGGTGAGCAAAGCTTTGGCCATGGCCTTTGGAGTAGGTTCTACATCTTTAAACGTTACAGTGGTAAGTTCATTAAACTTCTTTAGGCTAAATGGCGCGTAGTCATCCAGCTTTCTAACGTTCTCAGCAATGGGGTCGATTGAACCGTAAGCATCCTCATAAATGTCGGCAAACAGCCCGTGGTACTGACTGAAGTCTTGCCCCTCCACGTTCCAGTGATACCCATGAGCCATGAAGTAGAATGTAACCACGTCAGACATGAGTACTTTTAAAGCTTTAATTAATTCTTCCATTGTGCTCCTAGTCAAACGGTCACCCCAAATAATACCACCTCAACAATCGTTGCGGATTGCAAATCCGCCCGCTACGCTTCCGAGTCCAATGGGAACTAGCAACGTATTTGGTGGGCGATTTATAGCCGTGCCCGAGTGGGCCTTGGCCTACATAAACGAGCATGGGCAACCACGCGACCTACAGATTCTGACTTGCCTTGTGTCAATGATAAACTTGCACGATAAGTCGGTAACTGTGTCTGTGGTAGACCTAGCGAAAGTCGCCCGCACTTCAAAAGAAACTGTAAAGAGATCACTCAAGTGGTTGTCCGATAACTTTGTAATTGGTGTTACGGTTGGCAAAAAGCCAAGCCCAAACACCTACACGGTACACTACACACAGCAAGTAATAGGGTCATCAGTGACCCCATATAGGGTCATGGATGACCCATTGATAGGCACACCAGTGACCCCATTCGGGGTAGGGGGTGGGGTCACACATGACCCTATCAAAACGATTGAAATCCCAGCGTGCGATGGGTTTTCTGAAACCCCTAGAGTATTACTACTATTGAATAGAGAAAATACAGAATCTATAAAGAGGGCCGATGGCCAGGATGGTATGGTTGTAGACATGATTTTAGGTGCAGACCCAAACGAAATCTCTAAGGTTGAAGAACCGGTAAAACGCAAACCGCGTCCAGAGGTAAACAACCTAGTAAACTACTTCGTATATCACCCACGATCAGTGATGAGTTGCTCCTACACTTTCCAAGAAACTCAAATACTGAGAAGAACCATGCGGTTGTTGCTTGACTCAGGATTGACACGGGCATCCATTGCAAAAATGATTGATAAGTTCTTCAGCACAGACCGTATGCGGTCAGCAGATTCACCAGTACATATGTTCTCTAGCAAAGCTGTACAGCAGTCATTGATGGAAAAGGTTGAAACTGAGCTGGATAGTGACACCAGCCCGGTGCTCACGTTGATGCTTAACGATTTCAACAGAGACAACGTACAACTACCGTGGGACTCATCGTCAGACAAACACCTGCGCAACACCGTGATTATGACTGCAATAGACGCGTGCTATCGCTACCCAGAAGTAGTTGCTAGAGTTATTGAATCAACTGCGGACTTCTCAGTTCCAGAGTTTAGAAATAAACTTTCAGCCCTTAACTCGCTGGTTAAGTGGCATCTCAATACAGAGGATTGCGATAGAGATGAGCTCCTTAGCACCCTCTCCGATATCACACTTCCAAAAGAATTGCTTGCTAAAACACGCTCATCCTTGAGACCCGCTGCTGATACGATTGTGTCAGCAATTTACAATTACAGAAGAGGTTCTCATGGGGTATGACGGTGTGTTTGCATTCGCAAGTTTTGAAGACCTTGTTCACTTTGTGAATTGGGTCACATCATCATTTGATGACCCACAAGAGTTCAAAGACTGGATAGAGTCACGGACTCTCGACTTTGCAGAAATCGACAACCAATTTTGGAGCATAATTGAAAATGGCTATTATTCGGAAAGCAACGGCTCAGACCTTCCCAGTTCCGACTGATTGGAAATCAGAAAAATGGTGGCGCAATCGTTCAACTGACGAGCGCCTGTTTCACACCCGCATACCCACTAGGTGGTTGTCGTTTACTCTAGACAACCTAGAAGTCAGCGATTCAACAAAGTCTGACGTTTCAGAGTGGATTGCAAACTACCAACCAGGAGACAGTCTGTTCTTGCATGGCAAGTCTGGTTGTGGCAAGAGCGTTGTTGCTCAAGCCGTTCTTGCTCAGCTAGTCGCAAACAATGAACTGTCTGGGAGATTTGTTAGCAGTGATCGGTACATCGACATGCTGAAAGACACCTTTGAGCAGGACGGTGGGTTGCTCCCAGAGATGTACTCCATGCCCTACCTACTAAAATACATTCAGGGTGTGTTTGACATTGTGATGCTTGATGGTGTTGGGCAGGAACGAGAGACAGACTTTTCAACACATGAGATAGGTAGCTTGATTAGACGCAGATACGAAGACACTAGATCCATGATCATTACAACAACCATGGGAGTCATGGACTTCAATCGTCGGTACGGTGATCGTGTAAAGGTAGCGACAACGGAGATGACCGAGATTAGGGTTTCATAATGGAGCGTGGGGATATATCCGATTACACGACGATTGCCCAATCGTGTATATGGGAAGGGGTTTTGGCAAACCCACCTGAAGGATTTACTTCAAAAACTCGTTATCGTCTGTACGAGAGAGCCAACAATTGGGAGTCAGCTATACCAATGTGGAAGCCGAACGACCTATCGGTTCGTTCAATTGCAGACTGTACAAACAGGCTTCACATCGGTACTGACGTAATCACGTTTCTTTCACAGGACGCCGTAGACCCTATATACAACTGGCTCCTTCGGAAAGGAATTACCACAACCGTGTTGTATTACCCGTCAGCCAAAGAGTATGCTCTCGACCTGCGTTACAACCGGGGAATAAAAACTGTCTACGTTGCCAACGACGATGATGCTTTCACGATAGGCTTACGAGCTCACGTCGTTCAACCAAACACTGCTTGGAGAATTTGATGGCTTCCAGTGAGCTGTATCTCGTTTCAAAAATCATTCAAGAAAAAGACATGACGACGCCAGTGCGAGCAGGACTAAAGCCTGATCACTTCACTGGGTCGTGGGTAGAGGTGTGGTCTTGGCTACTTGACTTTCAAAGAACACACGGAGCAGTACCGACTGAGCGGGTATTCTCACAAGAGTTTGGTGACATTCATTTGGAGGATGCATCAGGCGAAACATTCTCCAGATTGATCGATGAGGTTCTGTCTGCTTATCGGCAGAGAACCATCATGGATTCTTTGTCTCACGCCATACCTGCAATCAACAACAATGATATTGACGACGCAATGGCCGCTCTTGCGGCTGGTCTACAGAAAGCGTCAGTTGAATCGTCAAGACTTCGTGACATTGATATCATTCAAAACTGGGAAAACCGCATGTCTCGTTACGAAGAGATGCGCAACACACCAAACGCTTTGCGTGGTATACCAACAGGGTTTCATGGTCTTGACAGAATCACTCACGGACTACGCCCACAACAGTTTATTGTCTTTGCTGGAGAGCCCAAGCGAGGAAAGTCATTGTTTGCTTTGATCTTGGCTAACTCAGCACACATCCACGGCAAGAGACCATTGTTTGTTTCGTTTGAGATGAGTATTGAGGAACAGGAAGCTCGGTACGACTCACTTATTTCCAGAGTTCCTTACACACGGATACTTTCAGGAGATTTGTCAAATGCGGACATGGCAAAAATCAAGCGTGCATTGAGTCTCCGAAAGAACATGCAACCGTTTGTGTTTAGCGAAGACACATCTTCTCTAACTACTGTCACAGCTCTGGCTGGCAAAGTACAGGAGTATCAACCGGACTTGCTTGTTGTCGACGGTGTGTACTTGATGGACGATGAAGAGGGTGAAGCCAAGGGTTCCCCACAAGCACTGACCAACATCACTAGAGCACTAAAGCGACTTGCCCAACGGTTTGACATTCCTGTCGTAGCCACTACTCAGGTTCTCTCTTGGAAGCTACAGAACAGAAAGACAAGAGCAGTTACAGCTGACGCAATTGGTTACACCTCGTCGTTTGCACAGGACGCTGACTTGATCCTTGGTGTAGAGCGCAACCCAGACGTTGATGATCAAGCAATTATCAGAGTTGTCCTAGCAAGAACTGCACCAACTGGAGAAGTGCATGTAAAGTGGGACTGGTCTACTATGGAGTTTGAGGAAGTAAACGACTATGACGACTACATCAACCCCTCATTCGATTAACATCGCTCAAGTCCTAGAGTCAGTGGGCGTAGAGATCAAGCGAGTTGGTGAACGAGAGATCACCGGTAAATGCCCTGTTCACATTAGGACGGTTGGGCGACATGACAACTCCCCGTCATGGAGCATGAATGCCAACACCGGACTATGGATTTGCTTTTCCTGCGGAGCCAGAGGGTCTTTGTCCTCACTTCTGTACGAACTGACTGGTGGAGCCAACTCTCTTGACATACAGAAGATGTTGGTTGAGTCTTCTTTTGAAGCCCTAAAAGCACCAAAGATCGTACAAGAAGAAACCTACGTAGATCGAGATGTGTTCTTTGGGTTCGCAAGAGTACCAGAAGCTTTGTGTGAGTCAAGAAACCTTGACCCAGAGCTAACGCACAAGCATGGCGTTAGGTGGAACAAAGATCACAGAGCCTGGGCCATACCGATAATGTCGCCAACAGGTCGCTTAGAGGGTTGGCAAGAGAAGAAGCATGGTAGTGTGCTGAACTACCCAAACGGAGTAAAAAAGTCCAAGACTCTATTTGGCATAGAACGCTTTAGAAGCACTACAGCTGTACTTGTTGAATCGCCATTGGACGTAGTTCGGTTTGCATCTCTTGGGTTAGATGCTCAGGCATTAGGTACCTTCGGTGCGTATGTATCTGATGAACAACTAAGATTAACTTTGTATGTCGCTGATAGAATTGTTGTAGCTATGGACAACGATGACGCTGGGATTGCTTCTAGTAAAAAGATTTACAAAGCAATAGGTACACCAAGAGCAGGGCTTTTGTGGTGGAACTACAGTGGTTCAGACTGCAAGGACATAGGTGACATGGAAGACGAGGAAATTAAGGTAGGATTAGATACCGCAACTGTCCTACCACCTTGGATTACCTAACATGTTTACAGGATCTCTATACCCATACCAAGAAGAGTCTGTCGAAAAAATGCTCGACAGAGGCCAAGTGCTACTCGGGCTTGTGATGGGCGCCGGTAAAACCGTAACAACTATTGCCGCCATAGAATCCCTTTTTGAGAGTAACGAAGTAGATCGTTGTTTAGTTGTTACCCCAGCGTCGCTGAAGTACCAGTGGAAGCGTGAGATTGAAAGGTTTACAAACTCACGTGTAGTTGTAATCGACGGTACTGTCAAAGCACGCGAACGCTGTTGGAAATCAGCATTATCAGCTCGCTATATCATCGTAAACCCTGAGTGTCTATTGCGAGACCTTACCTTGTTTAAAAAGGTAGATTGTCAGGCAATTGTTGTTGACGAAGCAACTATGCTTAAGTCACGGGTTAGCAAGAGATCAAAGTTAGTTAAAAAGATTGCTAAGCCGATGCTGTACCGGTACGCCCTTACAGGACAGCCTATTGAGAATAAACCTGAAGAACTGTTTTCAATAATGGAATTCGTAGACCCAACGGTTCTTGGCCCGTTCACAGACTTTGACCGCACATTCATTGTGCGTGATCACTGGGGTAAGCCCTTAAGGTACAGAAACTTAATGGAGCTGCACAACTCCTTGTCACACTGCATGATCAGAAAGACTCGTGAAGACATCGCTGATCAACTTCCTGAGATTATTCACCAAGTAATCCCTGTACCATTTGATGAGGCTGGGGCTTCCCTCTATAGGTCAATCGCAAAAGACTTGTTGTACCATCTACAACAGGCTATGTCTAAACATGGTGGGTCTTTTAACCTATGGAAGCACTACAACGATCCTGAGTCTAACGAAGCCCAGGGACAGATTATGTCCAGGTTAACGGTGCTAAGGATGCTGTGTGATAACCCACAACTAGTGGTTAGATCCTCAGAAATTTACGCCGATCCAAAGAGGCCTGATGAAGGCAGCGCTTATGCTCATGATATCTATTCTAGAGGACTCATGTCTAAGGTTACGGCGTCTCCAAAATTAGATGCAGTGGTCGAGTATATCGAGGAAGTTCTCTCCGCCGATCCCAAAAACAAAGTAGTTTTGTTTTCCTTCTTTAAGGAGAACCTAAGACTGATTCAACAAGCAACTTCAAAGTTAACGAACAGCGTTCTGTTCATGGGTGGTATGAGCGCTGAGGAAAAAGACAAGGCAAAACAGCTATTTGGAAACGATCCAGACACACGTCTGTTCTTATCTTCTGATGCTGGGGGATACGGAGTAGACTTGCCGATGGCAAACTACCTGATATCCTATGACCTCCCGTGGAGTAGCGGTAAGCTAGAACAAAGAGAAGCGCGAATAATCCGGTTATCTTCACAATTTCCCCATGTAACTATTGCAACTTTTGTTATGCAGGGTAGTATTGAAGAGAGACAGTATGAGATGCTGCAACAAAAGCGTTCAATTAACGAAGCGTTTGTCGATGGGAAACACCACGACCACAAGGGTGGGTTTGACATTACATTGGGTAGCCTCTCAAACTTCTTAAAACAATCACACGTATAGGAGAGACATGGAAAAGGTTGTTAAGATTATCCGTAGATACCCTGCTCAGGAGTTAGCCCTGATCAGCAAGGAATACAGTGACCTTAAGAGCTTAATTGATAAGTACCAGGTCAGACTAGATCAACTAAAGAAAGAGCTAAATGACCAAGCAGACACCTTTGGTGACGAGGATGACAAAGGACATAAGTGGCTGAGAGCTGGAGACTTCCAGATCAAAAGAGAGCGTCGTGTTTCGGTTAACCTAGATTCTAGGGAGGCTGAGTCATGGGCCAAGGAGAACAACATTTGGGATGATGTGTCTGAGGTAGTTAGAGTACTGGATGAAGATAAGCTTCTTGGTAAGGTATGGGAAAACCCAGAGCTAAAGCCAGCCCTAGACAACTTGTATGTAAAGAAAGAGACGTGGGCTTTCAAGTTCTCAGAAAGCAAGAGTTATGACGACGAGTGAAATCTACGAATGGTTAAAAGCACACGCTGTTGTGCATACTGCAACTGGTGGAACTTACGACGTAGTACGCTTTAAACAGGCAGTGTCCTTGATTGAGTTTTTGATGGAAGAACGTGACTACTGGAAGAACGCCTACATGGAGGCAACAAGTGCCACGCGATCCTCTTGACTTTTTCAATGATCTACCAGACTTCCCTGGAAAGACCCCACCAAAGAATCGTTCTTCAAAGAAGTCTGACAACCGACTTGACGACCGTTTCAACGGAGCAAAAGGTAAAGTCTTTAGAATTAGTGGTGAAGAGCGGGTGTTCTACACAGTAGGAGAACTTGCAAAATGCTTGAATCGTAAGCCAGTTACGATTAGGATGTGGGAGCAACAGGGGTGGATACCCAAAGCCACCTACAGAACACCCACGCCAAGGGGCGAACAAATTCCTGGAAAAACTTTGAAAGGTCGTAGACTTTACAGTTTGGAGCAGGTAGAGTTCTTGATGGATGCTCTTGAGCATTTCAAGATAGACGATCCCAACAAGGCCAATTGGGATGGTTTCAGAAAACACATAAAAAACAAGTGGCCCAACTAACAAGAGAAAAGAGAAAAACATGTCAAGATACGACGACGACGATACCGAAGTGATGGAAGAAGAAGCTCCTGTACGCCGACAGACAAAGGTAGTAGAGGACGACGACGCGGTATCTGTTAGTGCCGCGAGTGCCATCCGCCGTGGATGGGGAGCAGTAGAGCAGGCAAAGTCCGCAGACTCACCGTACGCCCAACGCCTTCGTGTTAGCGAAGAACCAATCATCATCAAGTTCCTTGAAGATGAGCCTTACGCTACCTACAGACAGCACTGGGTTGAGCGCTCAGGACAGAAGTCATTCACCTGCATTGCCGACCTCGACCCCAAGGGTTGCCCACTGTGCGATGCCGGTAGCCGTCCGTCAACACGGTTTGCGTTCAACGTTGTCTTGCTGTCTCCTGATTCAGAGCCAGTCCTGAAGTCCTACGAGGTTGGTCCTAGAGTCATTGACCAACTCAAGAACTTCCACGTTGACCCACGGCAAGGACCTTTGTCTAAGCACTTCTGGGCCGTAAGCCGTTCGGGTAAGGGTGCTACCTCCGCAACCAACCACCAGCTGGTCAAGGAGCGAGACCTAGAAGAGTGGAACATCGATACCCTGACTGAAGCAGACTTCAAGGTCATGAACAAGTCTGTGTACACCGCCGATATCATTCAGATCCCGTCCCGCAAGGACCTCATCCAGATTGCATTGGAAGATTTGTCTGACTGATATGTCACAACTCAACAACCACGTGGGGGGCCTCATGGCCCCCCACGTAGTATCTTCAATTGAAGAGCTTCACAAAATTGTCCAACACATCCAGAGTGTTGGCGCTTTTGCTTTTGACGTAGAAACACGCGGCAACGTAGAACGTCACAGTGATGTTCTTGCGTGGATTGAACAAGAGTGGAAGCAGCACGAAAGCACTCTGAAAACAACATCTGAGGATGTGTTGGCTAGATCTAAAGAGGCCATCATCACTAGGTGGCAAAACACTTTGGCCCTAGATCCAATGAGAAACGAAGTCTTTTGGATTGGCTTAGCAACAGAGGGTAAGTCCTGGGCCGTACCCATGGGCCACCCAAATGGTGAGATACTCGTACCAGAAGAACGGGGTGACGGTACAACCACACCACCTCCTGGTTACCGCAAAGTCTTAGCAAATGGCAAAGAGTCCATGGCAAAGGCTAGGTACTACATACCGGCTGAGTACTCAGCAGCTCCTGAGCAACTTTCACGTACTGACGTGTTCAAAGTTTTGGAACCAATCTTCTTTAGTGATGTTGTCAAGGTTGGCCACAACGTCAAGTTTGACGCCAGATCGATCCGCAAGTATTACAACGACCGCTTACCCGATGGGCCGTTCATCGACACGATGATTATCCAGCACATTCTCAATGAGAATCTTTCTGAGTACAGCCTTGACAAACTGATTGCCCACAATTTTGGGGGCTTTAACCCCTATCACATGGACGGCAAGATTGGTGCAATAATCACTCAGGTGCCATTCTCCAAAGCAGTTAGGTACGTGCACCTAGACGTAAAGTGGACATGGCATCTATACAAAGTCCTGTGGCAAAAGATCCAAAATAAAGAGCAGTTGCTTTCCTGCCTTCGGCAAGACATGGAGGTTATCCGTGTGTTGATGGACATGGAAGACAACGGGATACCCGTAGACCATCGCTCCATGACTAGGCTTGGCAAAGAGTTAGACACTCATCTAAATGAACTCTTGCTTGGGATGATGGATTACGCACCTCCTGGGTTTAACCCAGACAGCCCTAAGCACAAACAACAACTGTTGTTTAGCAAGAAAAGCGAGGGTGGTCTTGGGCTAAAGCCCACCAAGTACACCGACAAGGGTTCGGCATCGGTTGATGAAGAAGCTCTTCGCAATCTTGAAAGCAAACACCCTGTAGTACCGCTGCTTATAGACTGGGCAGAAACTAAAAAGATCAAGTCAACCTATGTTGATGGGTTACTTACCAAACTACACAAAGGTTCTCTGCACCCGTCGTTCCACCTGCATAGAACAGCTACTGGAAGACTTTCCTCCAGCAACCCCAATCTGCAAAACATCCCAAGAGACAGTAGCGTCCGTGGTTTATTCGTAGCTAACCCCGGCCATGTATTGCTAGTCGCTGACTACGACCAGATCGAGCTTCGTGTTATGTGCATGTTCTCCGGAGACAAAAAGATGAGCGAGTTTTTCTTGAACAACGAGGACATCCACGCGGGTGCTGCCGCTCTTATCCTAGGTAAGGATGTGTCTGAGGTTACCCCAGAAGAACGCCAGCTTGGTAAAGGTGTTAACTTTCTCACGGCTTATGGTGGTGGCCCTCAAAAGTTGGCAAGAACCACAGGAGTTGACGTAGAACACGCACGCTCCGTCATCGATCAGTACTACAAGCAGTTCTCTGGCATCACTAAATGGAAAAAGAGTGTTATTGAAGCAGGTATCAAGAATGGGTACGTTGAGACCATCTCAGGAAGACGGCGTAGACTGCCAGATCTGCGCTCGGATGACAGCATGTTAAAGTCCAGAGCAGAGAGACAGGCAGTCAACGCGGTGGTACAGGGTTCTGCTGCTGACATATGTAAGAAAGCCATGATTGATGTAAACAATGTACTAACTGGGACAGGATCAAAGATCTTAGTCCAGGTGCATGACGAACTAGTAGCCATGGTCCCAGAGCAGATAGTTGACGAGTTACAGCAAAAGTTTGTATTAGCTATGGGAGATGGTAACATTATTAATGGTATTCCGTTAAAAGTTTCATGCCACTCAGCGTATAATTGGTCGGAGGCGAAAGGGTGATGATGGCGTCAAGTCCAGTCGAAGAGCGTAACTTTTACCTCACCCTTTCTATACTTGAAGGGCAGAAGTTAGCGCATGCTGCAGGGTTCTCTGTTCCCTCTGCAGAAGTTCAAGAACACGAAATCATGGACATAATGCAAAAATGGTTTACTTTATCTCACGCAGGTATCCTAGACAGCGTAAAAGAATGCGCAAACTGGATGGTAAACATCCTGCGTGATACTAGCGATCTAGACGAGGACACCATTGTCTCTACAGAGAACATTATTACAGCCTTTGGTATAGCAGCCATAGCTCACCTAATTGACCAAGAGATGCTGAACATTGTCGAACCTGAGAAGTATGACCCATCATTAGTTGAAACTAATATTGTGTCACTGCTAGGATTCATGTTATCATCAGCACTATCAGATGACGATTACGACTTAGAGGAGGATGACGAGGATGAGCAGTGATTGGTGGTCTAAGAAACTTAGTGGTAATCCAACCACTTCTTCTAGACCCACAACTTCATCTATGCCACCGACTACAATCCCTATACGCCTACCGTCTGGGCTGACTCACTCTAATCCTCAGCCATACAGAGACACTCCACTACCTCAACAACCTGTATCAAACGAACCCATTACCATGGGTGAAGCCCTAAGACAACCGCATCTATGGGAAGGTCGAGGAGAAGCTGCTAAGAAGCAGGGGAATCTAACCTGCCCAGAGTGTGGTAGTGGTAACGTATTTGTGCGTACAGCTAAAGGTGGAAACACAACAATCAACGGTAACAGCCCAGCACCGCGATGCTTTGAATGCGGTTGGAATGGTATGTACGACCAAGCCTCCCAAGCTTCTTGGGGAGTATAACAACAAGGAAAACAATGAAAAGTGAAACTGGCCGTGAGAGCCTTGAATCCATTATTTCTTCTATTAACAAGAAATATGGAGATCAAGTTATTGTACAAGGAAACCAGGTAAAAGAAGAAGTGCCCCGTATTACAACAGGAGTACTAGCTTTTGATCTTATGCTTGGCGGCGGGTGGCCTATGAACCAATGGTCTGAGATCATTGGTGATGAGTCATCAGGGAAGACAGCTTTGGCTTACAAGACCATTGCTGCTAACCAAGCTGCTGACCCGGAGTGGGTGGCTATGTGGATTGCCGCCGAAGAATTTGTTCCAGACTATGCAAAAGCTATCGGCGTTGATCTAGACCGCCTGTGGGTAGTTGAGACTAACGTAATGGAGCAAGTCTACGATCTTATTATTCGCGCAATGGAGAATAGGGCAGTTGACTGCATTGTTCTAGATTCACTTCCGGCACTAGTCCCCGGTGATGAAGCTGAGAAGATGATGGATGAGTTCTCCATGGGTCTAGGAGCTAGACTGACTGGAAAGTTTTTCCGTAAGAGCAGCAAGGCGCAAAAGCGGTCGTTGATTAACGAGGATCGCGGGTGCACTGGTTTGATCATCAACCAATGGCGCGAGAAGATTGGCGTGATGTATGGAGACCCACGCACCACACCAGGTGGTAAAGCCAAGAACTTTCATTACTTTGTAAGACTAGAAGTAAAACGAGATGAGTGGTTGAAGTTTAAAGATGAGCCAGTAGGTCAGACCATTAAAGCCAGAACTCTAAAGAACAAGACGTACAGACCGCAACAGGTTGCTGTTGTTGACTTCTACTTTGCTGACTGCCAATCATTCAAACTAGGTGACTTTGATGTGATCAAAGACATTGTTAACATCTGTATTGCAACAGACATAATCACAAGAGCTGGAGCGTACTACAACTACAAAGACCAAAAGTGGCAAGGAAAAGATGCCCTATTGCTTGGAGTTCGCGAGGACTTGGGGCTACAATCTGAACTCAAAGAGAAAGCAAAGGAGTATTTCCTATGATATTCGGTAGAGAAGACAGAGCAGATCAGCAACGTGAGATTATGAGAGCTTCCAAGAAGCAGGAGAAGCGTTCTGCCAAGATGTACAAAGGCAGTAGGAACGCAGGATCTGGGTCTGGTTGGCTTAGAAAGAACGACGTGCGCACTCACGAGCTTCTTATTGAGAACAAGCTCACAAACAATCTAAAGTCCTACTCAATTAAGGCTAGTGAGTTGGCTGATCTTACTCAGCGCGGTGTCCTTGAAGACCGTCTTCCAGTGCTTCAGTTTGACCTTGGGGGCAGACACTACGTAATTCTTAACGAGGCTGACTTCCAAATGTTGGTAGGAGTAGACGGGGATCGTCTGTGACAGAGACACCTTGGTACGCCAAGACTTACAAAGAATCAATAAAGTCAAAAGGTCGTATACTACCAGTAATACAAGAGCGGCTTGTGGTAAACAACCGTGAGAGAAACCAACACAGAGACACTGACCACTTGCATCCCTCTGAGCTTTCAAAGAAAGACTGGTGTGCTAGAGCCGCATGGTATAAAATTAACAAGTATCCTGCCTCAGATGAGTCATATAATATGACTAGATTAAATGTGTTTGAGGAGGGCCATGCGATTCATGCAAAGTGGCAGAAGTGGATGCACCAAGCTGGCATCCTTGGTGGCAAATGGGAATGTGCGTCGTGCTCTGAAGTATGGTACGGGGTTTCTCCTAGCTCTTGCCACCAGTGCAATTCTAGTAATGTCCTTTATCGCGAGGTACCTGTACGTGACGATGGGTTTCGCATACTCGGTCACGCGGATGGAGAATTGGTTGATGGGGAAGGCAAAGCCCTTATTGAAATAAAGAGCGTTGGCCTTGGCACCGTGCGGTGGGATCACCCAAACTTGTACAAAGCATACTCAAGTGGTGAACTAACCCTAGACGGCCTTTGGAAAAACATAAAAAAGCCATTTGCGTCCCACGTCCGTCAGGGCCACATCTACATGCACTGCACAGGCCACGACAAAATAGTGTTCATCTATGAGTGGAAGCCCACCCAAGAGGTAAAGGAATTTACTGTTACCTTTCAAGAAGAAATAATGCAGCCAATTCTTAACAACTGCAGCAAAGTTATTGCACACTTAGAGGACAACACAGAACCAGAGCGCCCAGTTTGGGCATCTGATAGTAAGGCTAACGGTTGTAAATACTGCCCCTACAAGAAAGTTTGTTGGAATTGAGAGTAATACCAAAAGATGATGGAGACCCTGCTCTCTCCAAATTTAAGAGTAAGTTCTCCCTGCCTACTAGGCCGTCAGACAACCCACCAGAACTACCAGACCACCTAGACGACCTAGACGACAGTGACCTAATGGATTTGTATACAGAGTTCATGTCTTGGGTATCTTACACAAAGGGCCAGTTAGTGCAAGCTGAAATTGATGAAGATAGGGATGGCAACCTATGTAGAATCACAGAAGCAAAAGTATTGATTGAGCAGTGGGGGTCTGATGTTAAGGGTGACCGGGTAACGATTGCTAAGGCACGTCGAGACACAGACCATCGGGTTGTTGCTCAGCAAGAGAAGTACCAAGTTTCTAGAGCTTATCGTAAACTAGTTGAAGCTGTATTTGAATCCTGTGAACGCGGGGCCCAGTTGCTTTCGCGAGAGCTAAGTCGTAGAATTGGTTTAAGTAGTAAAGACAGCAGAACATCAAGATTCGGAGCATGATATGTCAGATCCCTACGGATACGCCGCAGCAAAAGAAGCAAACGCCCGACTTAAGCGGCAGCAAGATACCTACCGGTATACAACCGAGCCACTTAACAGACTCAATGATACCCTGCAGGATATCCTAAATGAACTTCGTAAGATCAACGACAAGCTACACAATGACTGACGACATTGTTACCCGGCTAGAAAACTGGGATGATCAGCAGCCACCATTCTCAGTAATGCAGGAAGCCGCAGATGAGCTTAAACGGCTGCGAGCCGCACTTGAAGACTGTGAGAGAGATTTCCACTCACTCAAGGTGATGTTTGATAAAATGAGAGTTGGCCGGAACTACTGGCGCAAGTATGCAGAGCAGAACTATGGCAAATAGAGCTAAACAAAAAGGCACATCGTTTGAAACGTCTATTAAACGTTATCTAAACGCTAATGGTTTTCTAAAAGCCGCCCGTACTGTCCTCAAAGGTAGTGAAGACACAGGAGATATCAACGGAATCAGAAACAATCTTGCCGAAAGAGAGCTTGCTATACAGTGTAAAAACCAACGTAAGCTAAACCTAAGTGGTTGGTTAGACGCAACTGTTGAGCAAGCATCCAAACTGGGCAAGTCGATGCCAGCTTTAGTTGTTAAGCGGGCTGGTAAAGGTGAAAAAGCATTAGGTGATACCTACGTTGTGATGCGGTTAGATGACTTTGTTACTCTGCTGAAAGAGGGCGGTTACTCGTAAAATTATAGGGTTGATAACAACCTTTTAAACATACGGAGTAAACTATGTCCCAAGAACCAGTAGATGATATTGTAAAAGTATCAGGTGGAAGCAATCCACAAAGCGTAGGGTCGATTGTAGCCAGGTCAGTAATCGCTGGACAGTCCCCTAAAATGCGCGCAATAGGCGCCAGTGCTGTTAACCAAGCAGTTAAGGCATGCGCTATTGCCAGAGGCTTCGTAGCACCAAGAGGGGTCGACCTATGCTTTATCATAGGGTTTGACGACATTCCAGGAGACAACGGAGAAACGATTTCCGCTATCTCTTTTAAGCCTGTTACACGTTAACCATAACCCAAATAACTGGTATTATATTAAGTAACGCGTGCTTTTCTCATGGAGTAACCAATGGCCAAAGACCCAAACGAAGACACATCCAACCTCAGTGGGTTATCAGCTGAAGATGCCGCTCAGCTTAAAAAGCTAATCGACGCTTCAGGTGGTTTTTACGCTGCTAAAGATGGCAAAGTTGTAGACGTTTCCAACACACCAGAGTTCAAAGCACTGTTTAAGTCGTCTAGCGCAGATGTACGTGCTAAATTAAGTGGTTTAAAGAAAGCAGCAAAATCAAAAGTATCTAAAGAGGTAAAAGCTGATAAAGAAGACCCAGAAAGAAAGCGTAGACTTGGATCTTCAAAAACAGAAACCACTAGAAACGTAGCAGCTTCACAAGTTAAAAAACTTGGTACTGCTCAAGAACGTGCTGATGTAATCTCTGCACGACAAGCTCGTGTTGAAAAATTCCCAACCACTGAAAAGATTGCCGACGTTAAAGAAGCTCTGTCGCTTAAACAGCGTGGGCAAGCTAAGGTAACTGACCCAGACACTGGGGTTACCACGGTAGTTCCAGACCCAAAGGGAGTCCCCCAACTTGAAGGTACTGGTGCAATACCACGTATTCAAGGAGGAACATCACAGCTAGGTACTCCCCAACCTGGCAGAGACCGGGCTACAACAACCCCTGCCCCACAAATACCCAGAGCTAATGCAGACGAGATGGGAAGAGTTGGCTTTCGTGGTAGAAAGCCCACTGCTGCAGAATACGTAGCGCACATTCTATATATGCAAGGATGGGGAAAAGAGGGTGCAAGTGATGATCTTGCACCTAACGAAATGTACGAAGCCCCAAGGGCATCTGATGATGAAACAGCCGCAGACGTATCGGAACAAGTAGAGATACCAACCACACCCTTTACCGAGAGCTCTTCTCTAGTAGAAAAAGGTGAACAAGGAGCGATCACCTTTGGTGAAGGTGGAAAAGACATTGTAAAAGGATCAGCACGGTCCGCTGCTGACACAGAGCAAAGAGCTTTGTCTGAACTTGGAGCAATCCCAGCCCCAGATCAGGGGTCTAACCCATTAGCAGAAGCTGCATCGTTAGAGCAAGGTGCGCTACATACTGGCCAAACCTCAGCGGCACTGTCTGGCCAATTTAAGGATACAGTAGATGCTGCAAGGCTAGCTGCCGCTGCAAACTTGTTGATTTCCCCAGAATTAAACCGTATGCGTTTGCGTGAGGGTGAAGTGGCTAGAGGAGTAGCTGAGCCCGTATTCAGAGGAAACTTCACAGTACGCAGAACCCCTAGTGAGTTTAAGTTAGTAAAAACACCAGTTATGGACCCAACTACGGGTAAACAGAAAAGAGATGCTAACGGTAAACTCGTTTGGCAAAAAACAAGAGGTGGCATTCCCGAAACTCAACCGATGAAAGTCTCAGGTAAGGAGTCACTACGCCCAAGCACGGCTACTGTACGAGGACCGTTTGCTGTCGAGCCAGATGAAACATCATCAACGCTAACGCCATACGAAGAGCAGATTGCTGAGTCATACACAAGATCTGTAGGGGAAGCAGGTTCTAAAGAGTTCGCTGAAGCCGACAAAATGTTGGACACAGTAACCGGAGGCTACACCGCTTCCCTTGAACCCTCAGAGTTTGGTAATTACACTCCAGTTACCAACCTTAGCCCACAGTTGTACCCATGGGTAGATAGATCACAGCAACCTGCTGTTAGAACTATACCTGGATCAAGCGAAAGTAAATCAGTAGACGAACTGTCTACTACTAAGCCTAACGCTGAAACGCCTAGTGAAAAGGAAGCTTACTTTTCTAAGCTACAAGAAGGTATCGAAAAGCAAGATGAAGCCCGTGGGTCCAGGTATGGAGTGCGTAGAGACAGCGAAGGAAACATCATTGATGTAGGTCTTGACACAGACGTTGTAGGGATGGAGCTACGAAAAGGCGGCCTGATTAAGGAAGTAGTGGGGTCTGAGCAAGTAGTAGTAGACCCAACTACTGGTAAACCTAAAAGATCAGGACCTAGAAGGGTACACATTAGAAGAAGCCCAGAATCATTAAGACGACAAAACATAGTTCTTCAAGAGCTAGCAACTGACTCGACTATAAACCAAATGCGTGTACCAAGTTATTATGTACAACCACAACCAGCTGGAGTGTACAGAGATGATACTCCTATTGACCCAGAAACCGGAAACGTTCGCACACCAAAAGGTGTAGCCGAAAAACTTAAGTTTGGTTCTGGAGAAAGGGTAATCTCAAACGTTGAAACGTCAGATCCAAGATGGACCGATTACGACTACTCAACAAAGATGGTTGAAAAAGAAGGAACAGATGCTTCAGGAAAACCAACAACTATTCCAACGGCAGAAGAAGGCGTTGTAAGACGTATTATTCCAACTGCAAGAGGTCTTAAGCCAGAGGGACCAACGGTTGAAGAAGACACAGCTGCCAAGATTGAACAGGTAATACCTGGATTTAAAGAAAAAGGTATCCCTGGTGTAATAAGTCCTCAACTGGTTACCAATGTTTTTGCAAATGTACAAAAAGATATTTTAAGGAGAAAAGCTGGCGGTGAAACTGGCCCAGTTCGCCGTCGTTCTGAAGAAGAACAAAGAAACTACCTACAGTCAATTGGCGAAAAGCCAATGTACACAGATGAAGAGTTTGGAAAAATACAAGAGTTTCGTGAAAGAGAAAGATCAGCTGATGACGAAGCATTGAAATCAGCAGTAGAAGCACTATCCCAAAGAAAGCCGCTAGTAGAGCAAGCGTTGAAAGACCTAGCTACTATTAAAGATGTAAAGTCCAAGGCGGAAGAAGAAGTAGCAAAGCAAATTCGTGAAGGTAGCCATCCAAGTGCTATAAGAAAAGATGGTTCAACCAACCCCACGTTTATGCCAATCGAACCATTGTCACCGACAGCTTCACCGGAAGAAAAGAAACTACACAAAGCGAGAACCTCAGCTCAAAATCGTGTCATAAGAGCAGCAGGAAGAGAAGCTGTTAACGCACACATTAACTCTGTTTCAGAGTCTTCAGGGTTCAAGACTGACGTTAGAGGCGATGTAAAAGTCGATGAATCTGGAACTCCAATTCAGCTTGACGACACGTCAGACTCATTAGTAAACCCAGAAGACGAGACAGAAATCCGTGTAAGGGTAATGAAAGCCTTACACCAAAAAATCAGTCCATCTGTTGCTGGAACAGAATCTAAAAGAACTGTACCAAGAAAGTTCTATTACCGCATTCAAAAAGATAAACGCGGTAATGCCGTACTAGACGAAGACGGTAATCCAGTTGTCATGGAATCTGAGAAACGGTCGTTCCCTGTTCAAAAAACAGACGACCAAGGTAAGCCCGTTAGAGACACTAGAGGTAACGTCACACAAGATGTTGACGAAACTGGAGCTCCAATAACAGAGAGGTCTACTGTAAAACTAACCCCGTTTGTAACAACAGCAGAACAACTGGGTAAAGGTAAAGGAAAAACTCCTGGAATTTCAGTTAAAAGTGAACTGGATATCAAATCTGAGGGGGGTGTGTGGCACCCCACAGAGAACCCCAAGGGAAGCTACATAGTAAAGGATGCAACCCCATTAACCGTTGCTCGCACCAAATCAGAACGTCTAAGAGAAAAAGGTGGCGCTACATCCGCTGGTGATCTAGAACTTGGTGATGAAGGACTAATCCACAGTGTGCTGGATAGCCTTCGCGTACCAGCAGGTGAGGGCACTACTGCTCCGTTCTTGAGACCAGTACCTGCAGGTGTTAGTGTCCAAACGTTAAATGACCTAAACTACAAAGTAACAGCACCTGAAACCGCCCGCGACATGCCTACAGTTGAAGAAGCTACAGGAGCGGCACCTTCACCTACCCGCCCAGGTGCACTGGGGTCCCAATTTGATATTAGAACAACTGAAGCTACCCCACGTGACCCTGCAGCGTCGTTCACTATTCCAGAGACTACTGAAGAAAAGGTAGCTCTTGCTAAAAAACTAAAAGTAAACTTGTCAATAGCAACTCCAAACATGCTACGTACAAGTCGTGGTGTTACTCGTCAAAGTGTTGGTGCTTCCACCGGGGACATTCTTGGGGACAAACCAAGACCAGCAGACACCCGTGTGAGTGCAATGACCGATGTTGGTACTCCAACTGAAGTTGATGAGGGAACATCCCCATTGCAGGCCGTTGCTCAAATACAAAGTGGAGCTCTTGGCGTTGGCGACATGCAAAAAGAGTTCTCAATTCGCGACGTTCGTGCAAGAAACGCATCCGATCGCGCAGCTCAGCATGAACGTAACAAAGCTGATGCTCTAAGGAGAGTCCCACAACAACCTATAAGCAACCCATACGTTGAAGCCTTTAAGGCAAAATTAGGACCTACCCCCATTAAAATTAATGTTCCCCCGTCTAGGGAGGCTCGTAACCAGGCGGATGCTCTAAGAGCAGAGCGCACAAATCTACTAAGAGACCGGGAGGGTAGCTTAAACCCTTCTAGTATTGACGAGCGCACGGCACAATTAGAAAAAGAAATTTCTGAATTACACGCTGGAACTACCATATCAAGGCCCCTTAGTGACCTTCCTATGGCAATTAACCAAGTTCGTTCGGGCCAGGGAACTAGATCAGTTGACACTCGTGCTCCATTAATGCCAACAACTGATATGCCAGTAAACCGCCCATATCTAGAAGGTGACGCAGTTCCTTCTAGTAGATTAGTAAATGCTGGTCAATACGCTCGTATTGCCCCTAGAACTGGAAACTTCACACGCGGATCAGGTAAGCAGTACTACGGAGAGGTCACATACACCGGAGAAGGGCCAAGGTACTCAGAAATTGCAGGTCCAGAAGGTAGGGGTAAGAGAGCTAATACGCTTACCACCATGTCAGAAAGTGCTCCTTACATAGAAGGGGTAGACCGAGATACTAATACTATTGGTGGACGCGAACTTCTTCCAATACAATCTGCCCAAAAAGCACCAGCTTTTCCTGGTCAAGCACCACCAGCAAGGGGAGCCGCACAAACACCAGGACCTGACTTTACACCAGATCCAATACAGAATCGCAGCCTTTCACCACAATTTAAAAATACCAACAAACAACCTTGAAATAGACCAAAATAACCAGTAGCATATGTTTAGAGGTAACACACAGTATGCGTAAGTACAGTAACGATGATTGGCGTAAGCTAGCTAATTCACAAAACATAGACGACGTATTTGACGAAGTGTATGAAGAACAAGAAAAGCTAGAGTACAAGCAAAAACGTAAGGAAAAAGAGCGACATGGCCTCAAAGAAGACTTCTTCAACTTCTAAAAAGAAGAAGACTGAAAAGAAACAGACTCCTAAACCTAAGCCAATCTCAAACGTTGGTGGTGGACAAGGCGGTATCCTAGGAGCTTTTGGAGGAACCCTTGGCCGCTAGTCCAAACCAGCAGACATTTACTGATTGGGGTGGAGGCTACGATCCTTATGTACCAGAAAGCCAGCCCATGCTTGGCCCAACCCCATCGTTTAGGAATGCTAAGGATGCACGTTTAGCTGCATGGGGTGGTTCCCCTGACACTCAGTACCCAGACGGTTACTTGGGTACAATGTCTTCCAACCGTAGACAAGATAAGATTGTAAACGCTGTTGCTAGAACCAACACTAGGCCCTATAGTCGAGGAGTCCACAAGGGGGAGCGCATCAACGCTGGCGACTACCTATGGCCAGAAGAATTTAACCTTCAAACTGGTTTACTATATCAATCACAAGGTATGAAGTTTGCACCCCCAGGTGCCGCGCCAGTTCAGCTAACCAACGATGGTAAGGCTGGTCCAAGGGGTATACCAAGAGGTATAGGTAGACAGCAGCAAGAGGTTATTGACATGCAAAGACGGAGCCTTCTTAAAACCCTAGCTCCGCCTTGGAAATGATAAACTATAGTTAGTAAAAGGAGGAAATATGATTGGTGGAACCCTTCCAGGAGGATCAGGTGCAGGTCGTGGGGACAACCCCCATGGTGTTGCCTCCGGCAAACCACTAGGTAGTTTTGGTACAAGTAACCCAAATGCACCAGTAGGTCGATTCGCACCAAACGTGATGGCATTTTCATCGCAAACTCGTAACGCCCCATACCCAACAAAAGAAGAAATTGCTGATAACACAGCTCAAGGAAAGATTTCTCCTATCAGCAACAGCAGCCAAGCTGGGTACAGTGTTCCTGCAGGAAGCATGGGGTCTTTAAAGAGTAGTTACAAAAAACTACGTAAAGAAAACCCCGGACTGGGACCAGACTGGGCTAGAAGTACTGCAATTGGTGGAGTTGGTGGCGCTAACATGGTACAAGATGCCAGTGGTAACGCAACCGACGCTAGATACAAGTAGAGTTATATTTGATAATGCATAACAAAGGAGCATACAATGAGTGACACAACAACACCAAAAATTCAAGCACCACTAACGCTAGCTGATGCTTTGTATAAAATATATGTTGAGGGTATCAACCCTGGACTGACACTTGAACAAGCTCAAGAATTACACAGAAGCATTCAAGAGCAATACAAAGATGTCATAGCTAAGTCAAAAGCCCAAAGCACCACTTGGAATGGCGTTAGGGATAACTCGAAATAAAAAACTAGGCCCCAATTGGACGGGACCACGTAAGAAAAGAGAAAAAATGGCAATTAAATCAAGTTTTCGCGGGGGCATGGACGGTTACCACGCTCATCACGCCGAAATTCAAAAAATGCAAATGAATAGTCGCACCTCCATTGACGAAAACAGCTTGCCTATCTACCGTGAAGACGATGACGGTGCTTACGTAGAAGAAGACACATCTAGAGACCCCTACAAAGAACTCGGAACTGCAAAGGAGATGGACAGTGGGTATTAAATCAACCATTCGTGGTGGTCTTGCAGGCATAAAGAATTATGTAGTTGGCCCATCAAGCAACCCAGGTCCAGCTATTGACCCAATGATTGCTGACTCTGAAAAAAAGCTAAAGCCAGTTGGCTCAGCAACTAGAAAGGCATTGGACAATTTTGCGGTACCAGACAGCAAACCACCCAAAAGATTCCAAGAGCCCCAGCGCGAAGATGAAGCAAATCCTTATGGGATACCTCGTCCAACTACTGAAAAACTTAAGTCTAAACCAGTTAAAAAATCTGCTACTGAATACCCTAAAGACATCTCTAAGATAAACTCAGCTCCAAAACCCATGGAACAATCCCCAAGTCAGCTATACGCTGAGAAGGACCAAGCAGACCCCCAGGGTATCAAGCGACCTGACATTAAACCAAATAAATCCATGAGCCAATACGACGGTAAAGGTAAGTAAAATGGCCAAACCATGGGGTACTCGTCAGGAGTTTCTTGTAGACCAGGCTCTACAAGCAGCTATCAGTGATCCTGAGACTATTAGGCAAACACGCCCCGTGGTACCCCAACAACTATTCCCACAAACTCGTGGCATGGCAAAGCAAGAGCACAATTTAATGTCAGTCTTTTCTATGTCAAGATACGGGGTGTCTTACAGGTCATGGGTGTCTGGAACTCCCGTGATGCCAGCTCTAATGACTGGTGATTTTGAGGGTACTGGAAGGTACTCAATGAACTCTTTGGGGAATGTGTAACATGCCTTTTGACGGAAACTTTTATACAAATAACCAAGATCTGGCCCCAACCTACGACTTCTACCAGGAACGTCTTAAGCAGCAGGGAACCCTACCAGGCTCCTGGCAAATGCGTAACGCATACGGCGCAGGCGGAAATGCAGCAGGTAGTAACCCAAGTTCCCCCGGATTTACGTCAAGCTACTCACGTGATGTAAACACAGGCGGTAGGGCACCTGGAACTGCATATCAAGCTAGATCAGTGTCAGGAACAATGCGTGCACCACAGGGGGGTACCGCCTACGGCCCCGGTTCAGAAGAGCAAACCGTAAAGAACTTTTTTGGTAAAATGGGTAAGTTAAAAGATAAAAAAGACAGAGAATCTAATGAAAAAACACCTAAAGGTGGACAACCAGCGCCAAGCGGCGGCGGAGGAGTAGACATGGGCTCACAGCAAAGTGGTAACACATCAAATAATAGAGCTAAAGCCAAGAATATGAACCAATCCGCCAACACTAACGTTGGTGGTAACCAGGTTATTTCTGGTGGTAACACCAGCATTGACGGTGACTTTAACATGGCTCAAATTGGCGCTGGTGCTACTGCACTTGCTCGTGGAGCAAGCCTACAACACTTTATGTTTGACCCCAATCATCCGTATTTTGGAGGTGGTGGAGGTGGTACTCCACAACCCCCCGCCTCTGCTCCTGACGCGCCAAAACCAAACGCAGGTGGTCCAAAACCCACACCCGACCAGGGCACCCCTACACCTACTAAAGAAACCTGGAAACCTGCGGATCGTGGAGTAATGGATATTGGTGTACCCCGTCCAGGACAGCCTGGGTCAAACACTGGGGGCATGCCACCACAGTATGCAGGTATGGGTGGAGATTACGACGCTAGTGGTAACCTTGTTTCTAAACCAGAAACAGGCACACCCAAAGCTGAAACTCCCAAAGCTGAAACTCCCAAAGAAAGCTCCCCCACCCCCGGTACCGGTCTAGAACTATACCGTGGTGGCACACCAGCCACAACCGGTGCCCCCACAGGAGCACCAACAACCGGCGCACCAGCTGGTGGTCCTGGTGCACCAGCACCAACAACTGGTCTTCCACAAAGTCGTACAGGCTTGCTTGACCGCATGTGGAACAGGGCAGCTGACCGTGTGATGCGCGGTACTACATATGGTCCAGGCCAGGAGTACACAGCACAAGCAACAACTGACTATACGGCAGACACCAGAGGTCTACCCTCTGGTGCCCCAACCACTGGCCTTCCAGCAGGTGGAGCACCTATGGGGGCATTAAATGCAGGACCACAGATGACCGGCTATAACCGAGCGGCTCAATCCCAGATGCAGGCAATGGGGATTAGCCCATCTGTACTCCGAGATATGACCTATGGTAACTCTGCTAACAACGGGTCACCCGCAAGCGCCCCAGTTGGTAGGGCTACCCAGCAAGGAGGTGGCACACTTGGCCGATTTGGTGGCCGTGGGCCAGCTCCTGCCGCTGCCAAAACAGGTAGGTACGGTGAAGATCGTGGATTCATGGATATGGGTGTTCCACGTCCTGGAGAACCAGGATCAAACACTGGTGGAATGCCACCACAATACGCCGCTATGGCCCCCGCCCAACCCTCTAGGCACGACATGAATCCAATCACAGGAGCTGTACGACCTGACTTTGGCAATCCTTCATACACTGGCCCATCACGCCATCCTAGCCCACCAGCTCGTGACATGACCGGAGGGCAGACTGGCTATGTAGGTGTTGCTATGCAAGGAATAGGCCAAGCAGACAGTGAGCTAAAGCGTCAAGCTTTCCGTCAACGCTCAAGACGCCCAGGAACCTGAGGAGGATCAAATGGCAGTAAATACATCAAGATCAATGAACGGCGACCTTCACGATGGTATCAACGACGGTCGTCTAAAGAGCCTAACTCCTGGACGAGGTGGAGAGCGCACGGATGATTACGCTGTAACCAGAGCAAAAATGCTACAAACTCAATACAATGTTGTTGACTTTATGCGTGGGATTACTGTATCATCTGATGAAGAATACGAATACGGTTACGCAGAAGACTGAATAACCAAACAAACCTAATTAGGAGTACAACATGCCCCGTCTTTTGACGTGCCAATCCTGCGGTACGATGTACCGTATGCGAGATTACGATGGTCCAGCTGAGTATGACATGGAGCTTATTGAGCTCTGTAATCGTCACCTCGGTCAAGCCTCAAACCCAGACCCTGACGCACACAAGTCAATAATCTTGCGATGTGACCAGGAGACGTGGGAAAAGCTTGGGGATGAGACCAAGATCAAACAAGAGCTAGCAAAAAACGAGTGGGAAGTGCGAGAGCTAAAAGACGATCTAAAAGTCGAAGCTCTAAAGTGCTTTAACCGCCATAATCGCCCATCTGGTATGTGCCCTGACTACGAGAACGAGTCAAAAACTATTGGGCGCAAGATTGGCGTTCCAAAAGAAAACCGCCAGTACCTATGCCACTATTGCCCAGCATCAGCTTTTGTGACTTTCAAGAATCGTCAAGCAAAAGGGATGTATGACGGGTGATCATATTTAACTTTTCTGTATTGGCTCGCCCAGCGGAAACTCTGGCTCTAAGACAGCCCGATCCTCAGGGGTTTTCACTTTGGCGCATGATGCACGATTTTTCAATTGGTCGTGTTTGCTTGGTAGTCAACGAAACATACGACAAGCTGCCAATAGAAGACTGGCTAAAGAAAGAGGGTATAAAACCCTCGTTTTATGAAATGTTAGATGAGCCAGACTCTTATTTAAGAGCCGAGAGAGTTCATCGAGTAGCCGCAGTGTTTGGCAAAGCGGAATGGTACGTTGATAACGACCCAATAACCTGTGCCGAAACCTTAAAACTTGGTATGCCCACGTTGATGGCTGCGTCACCCTACGTTGTACGCCCAGAATGGGCTGGATTACGCGTGATAAAGGACTGGGATACGCTTGTTCAGGAGATGGATAATCAAGCCCTAAAGGCCGCAGAAAAGACTTGGAGAGAATGATGAAGATATTCTTTGGCGGTGCTGAAAAGGGAACCCATAGAAGCCTGCTGGTTGCTAATGGTGTCGACAAGATGGGTATAAACATCACACACTTTCCAGTGCCAAAGCGTAAGGAGCTAGATCTGGCCACGCTTTACGGTGGGGCTGAGTTACTTGTGTACACATCAGAAAATGATGAGGATCTAAACAAGTATGAAAACTTTGTAAGAGATCATGCAGACAGCCTTTCTGTAGTCATTGGTAGGCCAGATATGGACGGCGAATGGCTAGGGGAAAAGTACGTACCCGTCTGGTCAGATGGGGACGACCTAGAACGCATGGCATGGCTTTGTCAGAAGAATGGAAGAGTGGCCATATCAGACAAGGCTATAAATAGTAAGACGTTGCCAAGAATACGCTCTCTAGCACAACGCTGGGGGGCAAAGTTGTACGGTCTGACAAGCAAACCAGACATCATCCAGGAGTTGCCATGGGAGGCAGTTATTGTTGGATCATGGACTTCTGCCATTAGGTATGGGGAAACTCAAGTATGGGATGGTCATGGTTTACACAGGTACCCAGCCCAACATAAAGAGTCTGCCAGACGTAAGCATCGGGCCGATATTATTCGACTTGGAGTAGATTACGATCTAATCATGGAAGACGATGTTTCTGAGGTAGGGGCGTTGTCAATAAGGTCCTGGAAGGCTTGGGAAGAGGGTACTTTTTGGGCCTATGACCCCAGCGATGAGGACGACGAGTCAGAGTTTACCCCCCAAGAAGAGGGGGATATAGTTGATATACCCCCCACTACCCCTACTGCACCTAAACCGGTTTCACGGGGGGGAAGTATTGCTATACCCCCGCTAGAAAAGCGGCACGACAGTGAGCGGTTATTACTACCGGTTATGGGCATTGAAAACATAGTTTCAATGGGTACACAAACAGGCTCTGAGCAGGATGAATACATAGAAATAGCACCAAAAGAGACCCCTGTAATACGCTACCAAAGCAGCCCTTTGCGTCAGTGTGATAGTTGCTATCTAGCCTCACGTTGTCCCGCATTCCGCGAACATTCTGATTGTGGCTTCAAGCTACCTGTAGAGATACGCACCAAGGATCAACTACAAGCAGTGCTACAGGCAATGATCGAGATGCAAGCCAGCAGAGTTTTGTTCGCAAGATTTGCTGAGGAACTTGAAGGTCAAGGGCTTGACCCAGCCCTCTCATCAGAGATGGATAGGTTGTTCTCACTCATAGATAAGTTTAAGAACATTTCAGACACCCGTGATTTGATGCGCATTGAGGTTGAGGCCCGAGGTAACGCTGGTGTACTTTCTAGATTGTTTGGTACAAAAGCTGGAGAAATCTCAAAACAGCTACCTAGTGGGGGATTTGGGCCAAATCAAACCGACCAATTTATCCAGGATGTTATTGACTTTAGCGAGTAGCTCCCTTACACTGGGTGACGCCAGTACTACAACAAGGAGCACAATATGGCAAGAACATGGCGCAAGATTGGTACCACCAGTAGCGACAAGTCAAACAACGTTTGTGTAGATGGTTCACAAATCGTTGCAGACAACGTTACTATAAACGGTGATGGTTTCATGTCTGAAACTGCATTGAGTGTAGATACCGTCAAGAGCTACCTGTCTACAAAAGGATGTACTTTGTGGATGAACTGGGATATAACTAACGATGACGGTCGTGAAGAAGCAGCAGAATGGCTTCTCAGCGAAATTTACAATGTTTTGATGTTCTCGGCATACAACGACAACGAAATGGACAACACCAACAATGCCTAACCCAAATGAGTTCATGGATGCAGTACAAGAGGTCATTGACATGCATGACCGAAAGGGTGCTGATTATGGGTCACAGGCTGACCAGTTTGCAAACGTATCGGCCTCAAGTCAATGGGGAATCCCACCGTGGGTTGGAGCAATGATGCGTGCTAACGACAAGGTTGTACGACTCCAATCTGCGGCCAGAGGGTCAACACTGCGAAATGAGGGCATAGAGGACAGTCTTCTGGACATCGCCACCTATGCCTTGATTGCTCTGTGTCTATTCAGACGAGATCTAGAACAGTAACATGGACTGGATGGAAGATGCTCCGTGCCGTGGATTGAATCCGGATATCTTCTTTCCTCCCCTTGATCAGACAAACCACAACTCTTACTACAAAGCTGGAAAAGCCGTATGTCACACATGTGATGTGTGGGAAGAGTGCTTGAACTATGGTATAGACGAAACTTGGGGATTGTGGGGTGGGTTGACTCCGCAAGAACGAAGAGGTACAGCGAGACTTCATCACGGAGTTATCGAAATGTATCGTTCTGGGTGTCGATGCCCGAAGTGTAGAGAGTCATCTGTAACAGTAAGAAAGAGAATCCCAAAAGAAATATTCCCTGCTAGAGGGCAAGAATTCAACATAGAATCGTTAGTTTTCAAACTTTCCAGCATGTGATGTAGTAAGTTCTCGTCACAATTTGGTAATATAGATACGTGCCCAACCACCCAACGGTTGGGCACTGTCTTTATCCCCTATCAAGGAGAATACTTTTGAAATTGAAATACTCAAAACCAGTGATTCTGGTGGCGTTTGCTACCAGTCTCGCGATCTTGTTACCACTGGCAAACGGTATAGAAAATCCAAAAGAAGAAGTAACCACCCCACTAGTCACCACCCTCCCACCCCAAACGACAGTGGTACAACCAACAACTACAGTAATAGAAACCACGACAACCACCACAGAGGCACCAGTCACCACTACGACTACCTTGGTGCCACCCGGTAGCAAATGTGAAGAATTGGCACCAATTGCGCTTGCAGCCGGATGGCCCCAAGAACTACTAGTAGACGTTCTGGATGAGGCTTGGCAAGAATCTCGTTGCCTCAACATCATCGACGGTCACAAGAACTTTAATGGGCATGACCGAGGCCCACTCCAGATCAACCAGGTGTGGCTCAACGAGATTGAAGCCAAATATGGAAGCTGGGAGTACGTCAAAGACCCGTACTACAACTTCGCGTGGGCGTGGGAGATGTACATTTGGCATGACATTCACAAGGGTTGTGGTTTTAAACCCTGGTCAAGAAAATGTAAATAACTAAAAAAATAAACAACAATAGTTGCAATTGAAAACAGCCACGTGTAGCATACAAACAACGGGCAAAGCCCAAGACACAAGGAGAAACACAATGAATGAAAATACAATTACAGTTCAACTTCCCGAAGAGATGTTGTTGATCAAGATTGCAGACATTGTTGGAACAGCAGAGGTTGCCAGCATTCTCAACTGCCCCAAACAGCAGATCCATGCTCTGAGAAAGCGCGCAGACTTTCCGGCCCCAATTGTCCAGCTGTCAGCAACCCCTCTTTGGAATGCCCAACAGATCATTGAATTCGGCTCAAACTGGAAGCGTCGCACAAAGATCTGAGGAGTAGTACAATGTTGCTCATGGAGACAGACAGACAAAAATATCCAGCTGGTATCTATGAGTGCCCCAAGTGCAGTGCGTGGGTGGAGGTGTTCGTTCCCTTGAACGAGCTCCCCACCCACCCCTGCGGGGTTGGAAAGAGACCAAAAAATATGGAGTACAAAGGAATGGGCCGTGCTAAGACTAGGGATAGTGTCGGGTGATTGGCTTCACCCTATAAAAACAGGAGAACCTGTAGCGTTGTGGGGAGGAAGTGGCTGGGCACGCCTGGGCCAGTATGTTGACCACCTTCCATTTGAAGTGCACGTTGGTACACTCACTTGGTATTACGACAGATTTGTCGTAGTAACTGTAGACGACGAGATGCATGAAGTAGATGTGATCTACATGCAACGTTTAATGCATGAGGGGCTTACCCAGCACGTGCCAATGGCTATTGCAAATGGACAAAAAATAATAAATGATCTTGATGACTGGTACTGGGGTCTAGACACATCAAACATGGCGTTCTTGCATAACCATCCAAAAGTTAACAAAGTTGAGAACACTAACAACTACAAAGCAATCTTGTCGAAGTCCACAATCCTGACTGTCAGTACCCCCTATCTTGCGGATAGGGCTTCTTCGTTTGTACGATGCCCAATACAGGTTATTGAAAACACTGTAGACATAAACCGATTTACACAAACAAACTACACAGACACGGACACTCCAGTTGTTGGATGGGTAGGGTCAACAGCACACCGAAGCAAAGACATTGAGACACTAAAGGGTGTGCTTGACCCAATGGTAAGATCTCGATGCCTACGTGAACTTACACAAAAAATTAAATGTAGGGCTGGTAGCAACCAAACCAAAGGACTGGGTGAAGCACATAAAGTACCTGTCAGACCCAGATAATCGCAGAAATGTTGGAATGGAGCTACGGTCACGTATACAATCACGTGACATATCCCACGGAATACAGAGACTGACAGACTTAATCAGTAACATATGATTACCACAAGACAACTTAAATGGCTTAATTACGCTGTAGACGTATCTTCCACAGCAACGCACTCTCAATGGAGAGTCGGTGCGGTGTTGGTCAAAGGTGGGAGAGTTCTGAGCATGGGTGTAAATCGGTATAGAAATTTACCTTCTCAGGTTGATCTTGAAGGAGTTTCGTACCATGCGGAAGAAGTAGCTTTGAAGCGTGCTGGAGACGTAACGGGGGCAACGATATTTGTCGCAAGAGTTACCAGAAGTGGGCATCTTGGGTTAGCAAAGCCTTGTGAAAGATGCCAAGAACTTTTGCATGAACATGGGGTTCATTCAGCGATTTGGACTGAGCCAACGGGATTTGGAAAATCGAAAATTGATGACATGATTTTCAGCCGGATTTGAGACAAAAAAATAACACCCCGAGCGAACGACCACGATGTGTAGTCGCCCGCTCGGGGTTTTTGTCATTTGGACGGGGCCACGAT